CTTATCTCCTACCTAATAGGTAAACAAGAGAAGAAAGATAGAACTAAAGATAATTCCTGAACCTTTCTCCCAAGGTTACACCCTGATTATAGAGTTAAACCTCTATTTTCAGGGTTTTTTATTGTTTTTATTGTTTTTATTCTCTTTTTGGCTGCTCTATCTACACTAGAAAAAGGAAAACAGAAAGTATAAGAAGTACCTGAGAATAATTTATAAAGACAAAAGAAAAAGAAAACCCCCCAAAACTTAAACTCAAGTCGCCTACTCCATTTATGGGAAATAGGCTATTTACCTGTTCCAATAGGAGTGTTTACCTAAAGTTGCGGTGGTCTATATATCTCACATAGATTCACTATGGATATAAAAAGAAAAAGCCCACGAATCTCTTCGCAGGCTCTATATCCAAAAGCCTGCTTGAGAGCTGGAGCCAATCAAGAGGTTAGGACTAAAATATTTTTTAACTAACCACCTAAGCTCCAGCTAAGTGATGTGCAATGATAAGTATTAACTTTTTAATTTTCAAATTTATAACCAATTTCAGTGAAAGTGATTATAAATTATACTTCCTTGTTTATATTTTATACATTGCAAAGCAAAGATAGTAATAGTTTGTTCTTAAAAAAGAAAAAAATTGTTAAAAAGATAACTTGAAGAATCCTACAAAAACTGAAGAAAGATACAACTACTTACTTAAAGTAGGACAAAGATTAGCTAAGAAATTGAGGGGCTCTGCCAGTCCTCCTGAGGTAAATTTGTTAAAACTACTAAAGAAATTGGATTATAAGTTTAAGTTTCAGTATCCTATAGTCTGTAGAAAGTCACATCTTTTCATTCTAGACTTCTATTTTCCAGAGTTGGAAGTAGGGATAGAAGTACAAAGTAAGCAATGGCATTCTACCAAAGAGCAAAAAGCTAAAGATGCTAAAAAGAAAAGGTTAGTAAAGAAAGAAGGTGTAGAAATTTTATATCTTTACCCAAAACAGATAGATTTACTAACCTCAGAATCCTTACTTCAGATAATAAAGATAGCAGAATTAATAAAAGAAGAAAAACAAAAAACCAATGGAGGAAATTCAGATAACAAAGTCACAAATAGTTAATGTAGAACGTCCTTTTGGACGTGGTGAAAGACAGGTAATTGTCACTCAAAATGGTAAATACGATATTCTCAAAGAAGGAGAGGTATTTGTAACAAAAATAGATGATGTCTACATAGCATATAAAATATTAGAAAACGGATTAGTAGAACAACTTGATAAATTCTTTACATTAAAATAACACACAATATACAAAATGGTTGCATTTGGCTTACCTATAGCAGTAACAATTGATTCATCTCAAATCCTTGACATAAGAAATCAACTAGTTCTAGTAGATTCTTCTTCTGGTAATATAACTGTACAGCTACCAAATATAGTATCTTTTTTTGGTTCAAGGTCAGCTACCCAAGCCTTCTGTTTTGAAATAAAGAAAATTTCTGCTGCAAATACTGTAACAATAGAATCGTCTGTACCAGGAGTTTTAATAGACGGAGCTGCATCTATTTCATTAACAGCACTTTATGAAGCAGTTAAGCTTGAATTTGATGGATATAACTGGTACATTCTTGCAGATTCAGGTAATGTTCCAATACCATTCATAGCCTCCGTATCCGATACTAATACAGTAGACCTTACAGTAACAGGAACAACCCTGTCAGCAGATGTAAACTACCAGAATACAGCAACTATAAACCTTTCAGAAGATGCCTCAGGTCTCAAAGCTGACTTTGCATCTATGGATATATCTCAGTTTACTGGAGTATTAACTGAAACTCATGGTGGAACCAATCAAAATACATATACTACAGGAGATATTTTGTACGCTTCTAACACAAACGTACTCTCTAAACTACCCATAGGCTCAGAATCAGACGTACTTACTGTATCTAACGGAGTTCCAGCGTATTTACCAGCAGTAAATCCAAGTAGAAGATTAGTATGGTATCAGGAATTTATGGGGGTATTAAATGCTTCGGTAGCCTCACAAGCTACTTATTTCGATAAGGACTTTTTTGCACAAGGACTATCCGATACTGCTGTAAACATATCTACGAACTCGCTTGTTTTGAGCACAGGGACTTCATCTACAGGAGCTGTTTATGCAGGAAGCAGGCAGGTGTATTTGGGATTAGGAGAAGTAAAATACGAGGCAGTTGTAAAGATTCCAGTTCTTTCAGTACTTGCGCAGCGTTTTTATGTAAGGATAGGGTTGTTTAATACCAGAACAGTTGCTGGAAATACAAATGGAATATGGTTTGAGTACAAGGACGATGTAAATTCTGGAAACTGGACGATTAATACCATGTCAGCAAGCGCGCCAACATCGGCTAATACATCCACAGCCCCGGTAGCTGATACTTACGCGAGATACACGATAATAATTAACGCAGCGAACACTTTAGCCACATTTTATATAGATGGGGTATCTGTAGGCTCTATATCTACTACACTCCCCGCATCGCTAACATCTTCTGCGCTAATAGGAATAGAAAAAACAGCAGGAGGAACAGCAAGGACTATTCAAGCCGATTACATGTATTTATCCATTACATTTACTACGCCGAGATAATTTGTTAATTTTTGTTAAATCTATTGACAACTCTTTATATCTACCTTATATTTACTAAAACAGATAATTATGAAAGAAGATGATAAACCATCACCTCCACCCTCAGAACCAATTAAACCCAAACCTACAAATGACAATAAACCATCCTTTGCATTTGAGGAACTTTTACTTGAGTTTATAGAAGAGATAAACGGTGTTAAGTACTTAGCATTCAGGGTATCCGATAAATTCATTGTATCCATGCCTAAATTCTCCTATTATGAGTATCTGGATAATATCTTCACCCTTAGAGAAGAAGCTCAAAATGAAGGTAAAGAATGTATTTGTGATATATGCGAACCTGATTTTACAGAAATCCCAGAAGCCGATGCTAAACTTCATACCTTCAAAATAACCAAAAATGAACAAGGGGATGAGGAAATAGATGAAACTACAGATAATATACCTTTCTATAGCATCTATAACCTGGTAGAAAACACCAAAGTTGCCTTTCATCCCAATCACGAAAATACTGATTCAAATGACTAAAAAAATCATTGAAGATTTTCTACTCTCAAAAGCAGGGTATATTAAAAAAAATCCATTACTTGTAGCTAAAGCCTTATGGACAAATTCCTCCAATCACAATCGTCCTAAGAATGCTAAAGAGCTAAATAAAGAACTAGAGTGGATAAAGGAAATACAATCCAACTTAAGAAAAGCTAAGAGTATAGAACAAGAAAGTTCAGATAATAATATTCTATCTATCTATCAAAGAATTGTAGATGAAAAGAACAGACCTAAGAAAGTACTTCTTTTTGACCTCGAAGTATCCCCAAATCTGGTATTCTCCTGGAGAATAGGGTCTGAAGTCTCTCTTAGTACTGAAAATATAGTAAAAGAAAGGTCTATTATATGCGTAGCTTATAAATGGTTAAATGACCCTAAGACCTACTGTATAGAATGGAATAAAGGTGATGATAAGGAATTACTTCAAAAGTTCTCAAAAATAATAGAGTCTGCTGATATAGTACTTGGTCAAAATTCAGATTCATTCGATGTTAAATGGTTGAGAACCAGGTGTTTATATCACAGAATTCCACTATCTCCTAAGTTTAATCAAATTGATACCCTTAAGATAGCCAAAGCCCAGTTTAAATTTAACTCAAACAAACTTGACTATATGGCTAAATTCCTTGGACATGGAGGTAAAATAAAGACAGAATATGACTTATGGAAGAATATAACCCTTAACAACTGTAAGGCATCTATGTCTAAAATGGTTACCTACTGTAAGGAGGATGTAAATATTCTGGAAAAGGTGTACTTAGATATGCAACCATATGCCCCACAAAAGAAGTTTAAATATACTATAAAGTGATTAACAACAAGAAATATACAGACGAAATAGGGTCTACTTATCCTTATTATACCAAAAGTCATAATACTGACTTTCTCATAAAAATAGAAGAAGTGTGGGATAAAGAGGTATATAGTGGAACTTATACAGAACCAATGTGGTTACAGTACAAAATAGCAGTAATTAAAGAAGGTGGTATTATAAAAGAAATACCTATTGGATTTAATTTAATTGGATATAATTTATATCAAGTTTTAGAAGAAGTATGGCGATGGAGTGTACATTTAAAATCTTAGGAGATACCCGTAAAATATACATAAACAACACCTTACATGTATATTTTAATGAACCAATTATAGCCTTCCAATCCTTTAAAATGGAAAATAACTGGTTCAAAATAGAATTCCTCCTAAAAGACACCACCCTTCTCGTGGAATATGATTCAGAAGATAAATGGTTAGCTATTCTTAAACTATTAGATGAAAACTTATGAAAGAACGTACCAGAGAAGAATTATTAAAGTTAATAGAAGAACAATATAAAGACCCTCCTTTTTCTATAAAAAGGTATCAATGGGAGGAAAATGGAGAAAGTTATTCAGCTTGGGATATATCTACACCAGGGATGACATTACATACGGGAGATGGTGGAATTATAGAATTTGTTAGAGTATTACAAGAAACATTTCAAGAAGAATTAAAAAATTTCAAATATGACCCAAACACAGACATACCCAGTAACCTTCTATAAATCGTATGACATGGCTGAAGAAGGTCATTATCTCTTGTTTAAGGAAGAAACAGAAGATGGGTATAAATATACCTTAGAACCTATAAAAGAGCCTGTAATAGAAGATACACAAGTGTCCTAAATAGTAGACATACATTAAATTCACTGAAAATGGTTAGGAATTTCATTTCTAGCCATATTTCATTTATATTAACACCTTAATTATTAATTTAAATGACTGTAAGACAATTTATATCTGATATTACAAACAACGTAAAAGCTCTATCCATAGATAGCTTTCTACCACCTAAATTAATACATAGTAAGACTAAATCTATAATAGCCAACTTCCTGAAAAAAGATGTGAATGCTAATCGAATGCTCTATAAAGTAGTAGAGGGATGGGTAGAGATAGAAGCCTTGCAAATGGAAGAAGTTCCTGTAACTACTTGTGACTTAGATACAAGGATATGTCAGAAACTTATGAAGTCAACTTTAAAGCTGCCAGCTATATATAGCTCTAAGTTTGGCCCTATGATTAAGCAAGCTATGTCAATTAACTTTGGAAATCAGTATAGTTTTATAGGTTCACCTTCTCAATGGAAGTCAATACAGAAGAGAAAGTACCAAGACCCAGACAAAAAGTATTTCTTCTTTATAGGAGATTATATCTATATTCCAATTAAAAATGCTGCTGAACCAAGCCCTGAAGTTATACGATTAGAAATATATCCACAGGATATGTTTGAAGTAAACGAATTCAAGAAAAAGATAAATACTTCAAATTGTAAAGATTGTAGTAACCAGGTAGATAATTGTCCAAAACTTCTTGATTATGAATTAGTTATACCATATTTCCTGGAAGATGATGTTAAAAAGGAAGTAGTAAACCAGCTAGCTCAGGTTAATTTAAAAGTCAGAACAGATGACTCCCCTAACCTTGCTAGCAATAAAATAACAAATCCAACAAATATAGGATGAAGCTAAAAACCAAAAAGGGAATTGTAAAAACAGGTACTAAAGAGAATGTATTTGATGAAGAATTATGTAACAAGATAAGAAAAAGACTACATCTCTCAAAGAAAGAACTTCCAGATTCACATATCAGAAAGGTAGTAAATCTATCTAATTCTGAGATAGGTAAGTGGATAATTGAGAATGCTGAAGGTTTTGTTGTAGAGGCTGATATGGGTGTTTTAGCCCCATCCAAACATATGCCAAAGGAACTCAGGGAAAATAAGGAAACAACTATAGATAAAATAACCTATGAAATTCCAGTATCTCCCCTAAGAAGAAAACAACTACTTGAAAGGTATAATATTGATATAGGTAGAAGGATTAATGGAAAGAAGTTGATTCTTCTTAAAGAAAAAATACCATTTATCAATCTACATAGCTATTTCTATACATTTCGATTAATGTGGTTCAATCATCGAAATTGCCCCATTAGGAAAGCAAGGTCTTATGAATTTAAACCTACGAGATTACTAAACAGGCTTTTCTTTATGTCAATTATAAATGGTAAGGATTATTATGAATGGAATTTCAATGATTTCTATTCCTATAAAGTAAAAGCAGAATAAATTTTAATAGTAATAAAAGTAATATTATGGATTTCAATATGATACCCTGTGATTCTATACTTGCACGATTAGAGGATGAATTTGCATCCTACCAGGCAAATGGATTACTTGATACAGGTAAACTACTAACTCAGATAGTGTGGTTCTCCCAACATATGGGAATAGCAGTATTTGGTCAGGAAGAGACTGTTTTACATTTAAAGAGTAATAAAGCCCAACTACCTTGTGATTTCTACTTACTAGATTCTGCATGGTTATGTGACGCCAGACCTCAAAATACTATACTTAATTTTCAGTCTAAAATTCAAGTTTATACAGAAAAGGTATGTGAGGATGTAATAAATCATGGTAATTGCTATCTACCAAATACAAATAACTTATACCCTGTATCTGTATCAGCATGTAATATGGATACTCCATTAACCAAAAGTACCATTACAGAATACGTTGCTTCCCCTGATTCTCAATTAGTTACGTGGAATAATCCAATACTCCTTAAAATAAACAATAAGAAGTCTGTAGCTCCAAATTGTTCAAAAGACTGTCAATGTCTTTTCTCCAAATGTCCTGATGAGATATCTATAAAGAAGCAGGGAGATTCATTCTATCTCTACTCTACCCTGGAAAATCCCATCATATATGTAAAGTATTACTCTTACCCTATAGATAAGGAAACATCACTACCTCTAGTACCTGATGACCCTATTCTCCAGGAGGCTTTGTACTATCACCTGGCTTTCTATTTCCTGTCTTCTATATGGTTAAATGGAGATGATGTAAACTTAGAATCAAAAATCAAATTTTTAAGTGAAATGAAAAAGGAGAAGATGGGAGATGCTCTCTACTTATCAAAATTACCTAAATTTTCTACCATGATTAATACAGCCAGAAGAATAAGGTCAAAATGGGCGAGTTATGAAATTATGGGTTCACGACACTGGTAATATATAAAATGGCAGATAATACACAAAATTCAGTTAATGTTCCTAAGATTGGAATGCAGCTTTGGAAGCATCCTCAGGATTTAGAGAATACTGAATTTTCTCTACTTCTCAATGGTAATATTCAATCTTCAGTTGGTACTTTCATTAAAGTGTCAAATGAACATTCTAATTTGCTATGTTCAAGATTTAAGGAAGGATTTAAAGTAATAGGTATCTTACCCATAAATATACAGGAAAGAACTATTTACTTTCTGGTAAATCCAGAAACAAATGAATCAGAAATAGGTGAAATAAAGAATATTAGTTATAGTGATAAAAATGATATAGAAGTTTTCTGTAAAGAATGTAAAAATTCATCATTGCCTGATATCCCATTGGAGCAAGTAGAGCAGAATGCTAATTGTACTTATTCCACTATTATATCAGCCTCGTGTCTTAACTTTTCCATAAACCATCCCATATCAGCAACTTACGAAATAGGAGTAGATGTTCTTTCAGGATTACCTAATTGCAATACTACAATCTTCTTTGCTGACGATTTAAATTCACGAAGATTCATAGATTTAGAAAATCCACCATACATACTTCTTGGTCATGAAGATAATGACTGTAAAATACCAATCTATTCTAAAGACCTGGATTGCAATAAAATAAAAGTACAGAGAGATTATCAGGAATTATGTATATCTGCCACAGATATCACAACAGGAGGAGCTCTATCAGCAGGAGTATACCAATTTACCGGTGCGTATTCTACACCAATAGGAATTCCTATTACAGATTATTTTCTAGTCACAAATCCAATACCACTATATAATAAACAGAGAACAATAACTATACAGACAGATTATCCTACAGATAAATCAATAAAATTACAGATATCAAATCTGGATAGTAAATTTTCACATTTTAATCTGGTAGTCCTAAAGACTATAAATCAAACAACTACTCCCTTTCTTATAGGCACCTTTCCTGTTCAATCTGACATTTTTTCCTATACTTATACAGGAAATAACTATGAAAATGAAGTACGATTAGATATAGCTGAAATACTCCGTAGGAGACCTATATACGATACTGCTAAAACAGTAATAACAGCTAATAAACTGCTATTCTGGAAAGGTTTAAAAGAACAAAGGGAGATAAATCTACAACCTTCAGTAAATACCCTACATCCGTACTGGCAAACTGTACAGGCTCCTCAGGATTTTTACTCAGACTCTATAAATGCAACCAATGTAGGGTATTGTAGAGACGAGGTAGTCCCTCTTTCTATATATTTTAAATTCAATAATGGATTTAAAACTGCTGATTTTCTTATATCGGGGAAAGATGCAGATTATTACCAGGTAAATTATTCTGTAGATGTAAATTCTACCTTCCCTACAAATTCTCCAAATGTACTACCTGTAAGTAACTGTGAGAATGTATATAGAGACAAATATTGGCAGATATACAATAGTGGATTTAAGATAGGTAATTCAAATTGCCCACCTCAAGGTAGAGGTAGTTGTTCATATACTCCTTACGAATATGGGGATTTTGCATATTGGGAGTCCTCCTTGACTTATCCAAATAATCCTGATGTATGGGGAGATTTATGTGGAAAACCTATAAGATATACTAAATTTCCAGATAACTGTATAACTCATATACATGATAATCCCACTGATAACAATTTTACAACCACTAATAATATATATCCTATAGGTATTCTTATACCTATAGATGAAATAAAAAGAGTATTAAATGATGCTGTAGATAAAGGTCTTATTTCAGAACAGGAAAAACTACAGATAAATGGATATGGTATAAAAAGAGCAAACCGTAGGTCAAATAAATCTATTATAGCAAAAGGATTATTATATGATGTATGGAAAACTCCATTCCTGGATGGAGATGGTAATATTTTACCAGACCAATCTATTCAATATTTTGCTAATTTTCCATATAATGATTTACATGATAATATCTTCCTTAACTCGATTAAAATACCAAATGGTTCTCCACCCCCTACAAATATTCCAATACCAATACCACATCCATTTTCACCAACATTAGAAAATAACAGATATGTATTTCATAGTCCGAATACACACTTCAATCAACCATTACTTGGGTCTGAAATAAAGTTAGAAACAGTAGAATATGGGGTATCTAGAGGTCAATTTGTAAATGTTGATGACCACTCAGAATATATCCTCTTAAAACAAGGAGGTTACACACTTGCCGGAATATTAGCTACATCAGAGGCCCTTTTAGAAGTTCTTATATCAGGAGGTAATCAAATTTCAGGGACAACAGTACCTAATGGTATTGTAATTGGGATAATAACCTCTTCTCTCAGTAATCTATTTATATATATTCAGCAATGGATTGATATTATAAAGAAATTAGGACAAAGAAGAAACTATGCATCCTATTATACATCAATAGGTAATTATTCAAATTATTGTTGTGTTACAAAACAGGAAGCTGTAAGATTTCAGTCCATTTTAACAAATGGATTATATCTTCAGCCTGGAAATATTCAATTTATAGAAAATTCTGAAAACATATACCTGAATAATGTCAGGAGAGAAAGTTCTGTATATTTATCTATAGCAGGAGATGATAAGAAATTTAAACCAGTGCAGTTTTTTTGCCCTCACGAAGATAATAGTAGAGTTAATTATCCTTCATGCATAGGGGCTAACCAGCTTCCTAATCTTAATTCAAATATAGATAGTTCCATATCTTCATTTTATATTTCTATAAAAAATTATGTACCAGACCAATATGGCACACCAGACCAAATAGAATGGTTAGATACAGGGTATTGTGGTAAAATAGAGTGGAATAACTCCTCTCAGGATACTGCCTGTGATACTATATTTGGAGGAGATACCTATATAAATAAATTCTCTCATAAGATAAAATTCCCATTCTTCACCCAAGAAAGGGTTGGGTATGGGCCAGATGCAGATGTACAATACTCCCTATTAGGTAATGTAGGTAGTCCTGTATATTTCTTTGATACATTACAAGATTTTACAGGTGATGTATTTAGTAATATAGGAAATGCATTTAAAGCCCCATCTACCAATCTTAATTGTAGTGGTATAAATAGTATTTATCATAGAGGAACTGCCCTGTTATATTCCTATGGAATACCAAGTTATTTTTGCGAAAGTGATTATAATGTAGATTTAAGATATGGAGAGGATGAGTGGGTAAAGAATTTTTATCCTAATATAGGAGATTATAAAAAATGGACTCAAGAAAATACTGTTTCTATATCAAATGATAACTATTATTTCTATAATCAGGATTACTCCAAACAAAACAGAGAGAATTTCTACTATACATTAAGGGATGATTTTGATAATTCAGGTATTTTATGTAGGTCTGAATACCCTAATAGGGTAATATATTCACGAGAGGGAGTTCCTGGTTGGTTATCTTATTCAGCTAATGACTTCTTTGACTTTCCATTAGAAGACGGTGCAGTAATAGGTATAAATCCAATAGAACAGCAAGCAATATTAGTTAGACAGGAAAACTCATCCTCAGTATTTAATGCCTTTATTACAGTACAGACAGATTTAGCTGATGCTCAAATATCTACTGGGAACCTGTTTACAATTAAGCCAAGGCAGTATTTTAAGTCAGATTTAGGATTTGGCGGCTCTACTCATACAGCATTTACATCTACCCCATTTGGCCATTTTTTTGTGGATACTCAAAACCCCTCCATATTTCAGCTATCTAATGATAATCTTAGGGATATAACCAGAGGTAGGGAGGGGACAGATGTCAATGCTAAAGCATGGTTTAGAGAGAATTTGCCATTTTTTATATCTAAAGACTTCCCAGAAGTAGATATAGATAATGCATTTAAATACTTTGGTGTGTCTCTTTGTTGGGATAATAAGTTTGACCGTCTATTTATAACCAAAAAAGATGCACAATTACTACCCAAGTTTAAAGACTTGGTAACTTATGATTCTATAAATACAACCTTCTTTTATCAGAATTTACCAATAGAACCAACTGATTCCAGGTATTTTTGTGATAGGTCATGGACTATAGCATATTCTCCCATCACAGGAACATTCCTATCATTCTACAGTTTCCACCCTAATTACTATGTATCTACTGAAGGGTATTTCCAGTCAGGGGTTAATTTTTCCAGTGATTCTTCTGAATATGGATTATGGTCACATTTATTAACAAATCAATCATATCAGGTATTCTATGGTAAATTATATCCCTTTATAATAGAATATGCAACTAAAGACACCTTAAGGAATAATTTCCTGGAGAATATCTCCTATCAAGCAGAGTTTAATAGATTTGAAGATAATTTGTCCTATTATCTGGACAATTCTAAAACTTTTAACAAAGCCTTGGTATATAATCAAAATCAGTCTACAGGTATTTTAAATCTTACAGTTCAACAAAAAAATAATCAATATCAACTTCTGCAATACCCTAAAGTCAACCAGTTTTCAACTGATATACTTGTATCTAATATAGAAAATAACTGGAGATTTAACCAAGCCCTTATAGATATATCACAACATAATAATCAACCATTAATGATATATGAATGTGGGAAAGAGTTTAAGGACGTAAATCCAAAGTCTTTAAATTATACACCTCAATTTCTAAAAAATAAACTTAGGGGCGATTACTTCCAGGTGAGACTAATAAATGACACTCTTTCTAACTATGCAATCATTACTAAATTCAATATAGCTAAACAAACTAATTCTAATACCTAAATTATTAAACTTATGAAAAAAATAACACTTTTAGCCTTCTTCGTCTTTCTGTCCCGTTTACTGTTTGCAAATACAGTACCTACAGACAATACATTACTAATAGCTAAAACCCAGCTAGAAACTACTAATGTTAAGTTAGTAGACACTAAATATGACTCTAAAGGAAATCCCCTATTCAGGATTTATAATAGAGAAATAAATGGTATAGCTACAGGCTTTATTATTATCTCTGCTGATAGTATATCTGAACCAATACTAGCCTATTCTAATGAATCAGGTTGGGTTGTAGGAGGAGATGATAATTTCCACAACTCTATTTATTGGTGGTCTCATGATAAACAAAAAGAGATATCTTTAGCTATAGCTAATAATGTAACACCTACTAAAGCTATCCTGGATGCCTGGAATAAAGCTTCTATAGTTACTACTTCATCTTCAAGAGCTACTTCTCAAGCAGACCTTCTAAAAGATAAATATAACCAAGGCCCCCCTTTTAATACTTTCTGCCCCAGAGATAGTTCTATTAATGGATATCCTTATGCACAAATAGGTTGTGTAGCTACAGTTGCTGGTCAAATGTCTAACTTTTTTAATTCTCCTTCCCAACTTACAGGTGGTTTAGTAACAAGGACTTATTGGGTTGCAGGTAAACAGTATACTACAACCTTTAATTGCGATACTATTAAATTTGACTGGAATAAAGTTCCTGATATAGTTAATTCTACTAATTACCAGGAAATAGCCAGATTCTTTGCTGTATTTGGTAAGCTAGTTCAAATGGACTATAGTTATTGGAGTTCAGGGGCTTATGTATTTGCTTCAGGTTCATATCCTACAGCTCAAAAGGTATATATAGATAACTTAGGTTTTGACCCTAATTCTCTTAAGAAGATGATGAGGAATAGTACACCTGCTGATGTCTATCTAACTACCATAAAGACTGAACTATCTACATATCAAAGACCTGTACAAATGGTAGGTTATAGTGGTGGATGGTCTGGACATACATGGGTAGCTGATGGATTTGATGAAAATGACTACCTGCACATGAACTTTGGATGGGGTGGAGCTTATAATGGCTATTACAAAGTAACAGCAGTTACAGCAGCAGGATATAATTTTGTTGATAATCAAGGTATTCTGTATGGCTTTAAACCTCTTGGAACACCTCAACCTACCTGTAACCCCACTACCCTAAAAACAACGTTAATATCAAATGCAGTTAATGTAACACTAAGCTGGAATACTTCCCCAGATGCTATATCTTACATCTTAGAATACAAGAAGAATAGTGATGCTACATGGACTACACTGAATACTACTAATACTTCACATACTCTATCAAATCTTCCATATTCAACAGCTTATACCTTTAAGGTTACATCTGTTTGTTCTATAGGAAATTCATTACCAGTAACTGGTATATTTACTACAGGTAATACTCCTTGTGGAGTAGCTCCTTCTATACAAGTTACTAATGTTGATACAAGTGTAGCAACTATATTATGGGGAGTTGCAAGTGGAGCAACCTCCTACAGTTTGCAATACAAGAAAAATACTGAATCTACATTTACTACTGTTTCTACTACTACCCCATCTGTAAAACTAACTAATCTAACTCCTTCTACTACTTATAATGTAAGGATTACTACCAACTGTCAACAATCAAGTATTACTAGCTCCATATTTAGCTTTAATACCCTTACCCCTGCTCCTCCAGTACCTCAGGATACTGTAGTTATTCCTTCAGCTTATTGTAAGATAAAGGGAAATAGTGCATTTGAGTATATCAAGTCAATTAATATAAATAATACTGTTGTAAATAGTGGAAATAATGGAGGTTATCTTGATTCTACTTCTCTTCTAATTCCTCTTTCTCCTACTACAAAGTTTGAATTTACCCCAGGGTATAAATTCTCCAACTATGTAGAATACTGGGCAGTTTACATTGATATAAATAAAGACAATGTATTCCAGACTAACGAAAGAGTTTACTTAAGCCCTTGGAAGAGTGGAATGCAGTTAGGAACATTTACAGTACCTTCATTTGCTGGAACTACTACAATGAGAGTTATTATGAGTTTTAATGTACCCAATCCTTGTAGTATAAGTTATGGAGAAGCTGAAGATTATATAGTTTCCTACTCATCTTTAAATGTATTAGAAAACTCCTTCCAATTACGAGTATTTCCTAATCCAGCTACTAATAACCTGACAATCAGCTACATACCCACTTCACTTATAAATATCTATACTTCTAATGGTCAAGTGATTACATCCTTCACCCTAGAAAATGCAATACAGACTATAGATATATATGAATATCCTTCAGGTATTTATTTCCTTGAAGCCACTATAGAAGACAGAAAGCAAATTATCAAACTATTAATACAGAAATAATCATGGAAACAAAAATCAATCCCTTTGCCCCTAAAGCAAAACTTACTATAAAATCAACTTCAATCTCTATAGAGCAGTTTGCAGGTTGCTTAATGACAATGGCAGTAGTACTACACAAACATCATCTTAAAGTAACAGGTGTAGGCTCTTACGCAGCTCATAAAGCCCTAAACTCTCTATATGATGCCCTACCTGGCTATGCAGATTCTTTCATAGAAACCTATCAAGGCTACTATGGTAAACTACTGACAAACTATACTTCTATGGATGAAGCTCCTTATCTTGCTATGACACCTCTGGAAGCAGTAACATGGCTTCTTAAGTACGTAGAAGACTCCAGGACTATCTTTGGCTCTAATTCCATGCTACAAAATAAAGTTGATGAACTCCTGGCTGAAATCTCATCTGCTAAATATAAGCTCACATTCCTAAGTTAATCTTATGAAGATTAAGAAAAAGAAGATAAAATCATATCAGAAAGGGGGACAAAATCCCCCTATCTATACTTCTGAATCTAAACCTACAACTAAAGATAGTTTAGATTTGTATAATAATAGTTTACAGGTACTAAATTATTATAGAAAAAGAAAATATAAAGAGGATAATCCTGTATATGGAGAACAAAAATATTTTAAAAGCTATGCTGAAGATGATTTAGGGCTATTTGAGGACTTCAACAGAGAAAAAACTATAACTTATCCTAATAGTAAAGGTTCTCACTCTACTGGAAGTATCCCTTTAGCTTTATATCATCAAAATATAGATACAAATAAATATAAACAAAGAGAATCAGCTAATCTAATACTAGATACAAGAGCTCCAATGCCTTTGTACGATAGGAGAATAGTACCTACAGCTAGATATACCTTTACAAATACTGATATTGATGACCCTCTTAGTGGAGATTATGTACAGATAAGCGGTTATGACCCCATAGCTGTTAAACCATCCCACATGAAAACTAAACAAGATTGGGAAATCTTGGAAAAAAGATATGGTACTAAACAACCAGTTCAACCAGTAATATATAAACCAGAGGATAAATGGAGAAAAGAGTATAATGAGAAACATCCTCCAATTTATTTAAATAATTCAAAAGACCCAAGAATAGGACAATATAATAAAGAAGGTAATCAGTATTTATATAGTAAACCAAAAGAACAACCTTTAACCCCAATTAAACAAAAACCTCTTGAACTGCTATCTACCAGTACTCCTCAAGATATAGTAGACTTAAATCTAACTACTCAAGGAGTTGGCCCTCAATTAGAGCCTGGTACTTATTTTACAAGAAAAAGACAATCTCAGGAAGAGGGACAAGGTAAATATGATTATTTTGATAAGAAGACAGGTAAGTTAATTACTACCTTTAAAAATGGAGGAACTACTAATCCCCTAGAAGGAGACCTTATTTCTAAAGTTCTAATGGAAAGAAACAGAGATAAGAAGTTCGTACAAAGAGCTTTTAATCCTCAGGATTATCCTATGCAGTATAATCCAGATGGTACAGTTTCTACCCATCTAATGGCTTGGGGAACAGATGATGAAGGGCAAGCTTGGATGTATCCTACTATCTTTAATCCAGAAAATGAGGCTATAAAAGTACCAAATCAGTATGCAGATTACATATCCTCAACAGGATATAAGAATGTTACTAATGTTAAAGAAGAAAATGATATAGAAATGAAGAAATCAGGTGGTAAAATTCATATTAAAAAAGCTAATGTTGGGAAGTTCACAACTTCTGCAAAAAAAGCAGGTCAATCTGTACAGGAACATGCGCATTCAGTAATGAAAGACCCAAATGCTACTCCTTTACAAAAGAAGAGGGCTAACTTTGCCATTCAAGCTAAGAAGTGGCATAAGAAAGCTGATGGAGGAATCCAACAAAGCAGGCAAGAATTTGCAGAGAATACGAATTTTGGTATAATTTCACCCAGTCAGGGGGTAAATCCAAACCACCCCAACTGGTGGTTAACAAGTCCTGGAGCAGCATGGGGGCAATTTACTTCTAAAACAGACCCCGTCCAAATGGCTAAAAATAAGCTAAAAATAATGAATGACCCAGGCTCAAATGTTTTCGGAGTAGCCACAGGAGCTGCTGCTACTGGAGTAGCATTTAAAATGGGCGGTAAGCTTAAGAAATATTATGCTGAAGATGGATTAGAACTCCCCGAACAACAGTCTATGTTTGGGAGTAATGGATTACTTTATGATAATTCAGTAATGGAAACCCCATACTACACACAAGCCCCGGAAGTATATAATATAAATATGCCAGAGTATCAATATATGCAAAATCCTCAAGTAACCCCAGGTCTTGCAGATGAACAAAATTCTCCTGATAATAAACTTCCACCAAATAAAAACTCACAACCACAAGGTAAGCAACAGTCAAAACCAACCCCTATGATTGGGCCAACTAATAATTACTTCCTAAAAGCTGCAAATATGGCTACTGTAGGTGGAGCTGCTGCTAATACAAATTCTGTTTTGAATCTATCTAAAGGAATATTCGATGTTATTGGTTCTGTAAAACAGAATAAATACATTAAATCTTACGAAAGAGATAGATTATTCAATCAAAAGGAAGGTGCAACCAAAGACCCATTTTCTACTTATTATACAGATGATGTATATGGACAATCTAAGAATCCTTTAATTTTTGAATATGGGGGAGTAAATCAATTCAAAACTCCAAGAGATATGTCAAATTCTGAACTTGAGAATCTTGAAGTAATTCAAACCCCCGAAGGGCTTTCAGGTACAGTTAATGGGAATACTCATGCATCAGGTGGTATTCCAATGAATCTCCCTCCTGAAACTAAAATCTTTTCTGAAAAATTAAAAATAGATTTAGGTGGTAAAAAGAAATCATTTGCCAAGATAGCTAAGAAGTATTCTACAGAAAAGGATTTTAAAAACCTAGATAGTAAATTCAGCGATAAAGTCAATAGAGAAACTTCAGAAATGAATATTCAAATGAAAACCAATAAGTTAGATGAACTTTTCAATGTGCAGGAAGCAATGAAACTATCGGGAGAATTTGGTACAAAAGTAGCAAAAGATACTAGAGAACAAATGGAAAATGGAGGTATTTTAAAATATCCTAATGGAGGTAAGAAAGGAAAAAGACTTGCTGGAACATCAAATATAGGAGAAGATAACTTCAAAGGTGACTTAAATGCTGTATATCAGAATGCTAAAATTCTTGGGTACACTGGCCCTAAGGATATATCCTCTCTTCAAAAATGGCAATCTACACAAGACCCAAGGTTGATATCTGATTACATGTTGAGGGTTAAGCCTAATAATAAAGCTATTGAATACTGGAAAGAAAATTATAGTTCTACAGAACCAATAGATATGATGAAAATGACCCCTGAGGAAAGAGTTATGGTATTTAATGATAATTTATGGGACTATAGGTTTCCTAAATCATCTCCTATACCATACTCTGGTATACCAACAGAACTATCAGCATCTACCCCACACTTAAGTAATAATTTTAATTACACTTCTCCCTATAGTGGAAATGTAAATAACGCATCACAAATAGAATTTATACCCTTACCGATGCCTCGAATCTATGATAGGGAGCCTCTACATACATCCCAATTAAGACCAAATCTGATTAATTATAGGTCTCCTGATATAGAACCTCAATTAAATGAGATTAACAGGACTACACGTTCACTTTCAAGATACCTACCTACTACACCAACAGGAGTATCTCAAAGGGCTCAGTTCCAGGGTAATGCTTTAAATGCTATAAATCAGGCATTTGGTAACTATTTCAATACTGTACAACAAGGTAAAATAGGAGTAGACCAATTCAATGCACAAGCCAGGGGAAATGTAGACCAAATTAATCTAAGTGAAAGGAATAGATTTTTAGACCAGATTCAACGTAGAGAAGGTAATATAGATACTTTCAAAAGGGCTGATAGAGAAAGAGATTTGCAAAATTACTATAATGCTAATCAATACCCCAATTCAGCCAATTATATCAACCAAACATTTAATCCTAGTGCTAATTATCAAGGTAATATCCCCTTAGCAGGAATTAGCAACTTTAACCCACTTATTCCTACGGATGACCAAACTATAACAGTTACTTATGATAAAAATGGTAATATTGTAAATAAGAAAGTCACTCAAAAGAAATGGGGTGGTAAAATCAAACCTAAATTAGGAAAAAAGAAATAAATTACTATATTTACATTTAAACAATACTTATGGCTACTACTCCTTATTCGCGCGATGTCAAACTAGCTGAATGGAAAGAACCAATTCCCCTTGACCTTTTGTATAAAGGAGCTATTCAGAAGGAAGGTAATATCCAACAAGGTTTAACAAGAATTAACAATCAGTTAGACCAATTTGCTAATTTACCTACCTTACCAGGAGCAGACAGTGAAATAAAGACTAAACTACTTGATGATATGAAACAAAAGATATCACAGATAGCTTTGTCTGATTTATCCTCTCCAGCAGCGCAGTCTCAAATTAATTCTTATATATCTTCAGTAACCAATAATCCTGACCTACAAAATGTAGTCAGGAGGGGTATGGATTATCAACAAGCTAATAAGAAGTATAAAGAATTAACAGAAAAGGGTGAATATATAGCTCCCTGGAATATGCAGAAGATTAATAAGTATAACGATTATATAAACAACTATTCTACTCAAGGTAAATATCTTAGGGATTTTGACTTCTCAGGTGATATATATAAATCTCCAGACATTAACAAAGAGATATCAGACCTTACAAAACTTGTAGGAGAACAATATAATATTGATATAAATAAACTAGGTCATGATATAGTATACAAAGAGAAAAACGCTGATAAATTATACCAGGGAATTATGTCTATGATGTCACCTGAAGCCAAGGCTGAGTTTCGACGTAAGTTTGACTATAACTTTGGGAATCAAGACCTCTACCCCCTGAGAGCTACAGAATTCCAAAAAGATTATGATACAGCTTCTAATTTATCTCAGGAATATGCTTCTATAGGAGATACTAAAAATGCTGAATATTGGGCTAACCAGGCCAGGAATGCAAGAGCTGCTATAGAATCAGAAACTCCTCAATCAGCCAGGGAATTCTACGTAAATAAGCATTTCAAAGAATATATTCAAAAAGTTGCAGATGCTGCTGCATATAAAGAAATTCAACAGTTTCAGCAAAATCATGCATATAATGCAGCTACTGACCTTTATTATAAGAAGCAGGAAATAGATTATAGAAACTCCAATAAGCTACAAACTATTCAAAATCAAGCTCTTAAATCTTTCTATTCCAGGTATTACACAGTTACAGGACAAATGCCAGTAGATGAAAATGGTAATTTCATACCTGTACAAGAACTTCCTGATATACCATCTCTCACAGACCTTAAACAAAAAGCTCAATCTGCACAGAAGAAGGAGAAGGGTGAAAAAACTTTAGATAATGTATTATCTGATTTAGAATATGGTATTACTACAACTAACGACCAGCAAGTTCTGGAAAGTTTAATTAAAAATAGAAAGATAGAACTTGGTCTATCTCCTTCTGCAACTCCAGAAAATATAAAATTTGAAGATGGTAAAGTTAAATTTACAGATACTAATGGCTGGAATAAAGATTATGAATTCACCCCTTCTGAACTAAAAGCTAAACTAAAAGGTGAATCTACTCCTACTACATTTGGTTTAGAAATAAGAGAAGATGCCCTAAATGCTTACGCACAACAATATTACGAAGGAGATGTTAATAAATTAACTAAAAAAGACCTAGATTACCTAAAAACCAAGTTTCCTAAATAATGGCTGATAATAATAAATTTGACTTTACCGATGCTCCTGCAAAAGCTACTACAAGTACATTTGATTTTTCAGATGCACCTATAGTATTAGAAAAAATTCAACCAGAAGTTCCAGCAGGGCCGTATAAACCTATAAAAAGTATAGATAACTCTTTTAAAGTGGATGTATTTGGAACTAAGCTTATTTTACCAAGAACACCCTCTGCCAAGGCTGAATCTGAACCAATAGTAACACAAGATAAAAATAAGTCCCTATTTAATGCTAATCTAAAAGAATTAGGAATAGATGAATCAATTTTAAATGATGATTCTAATAGGGGAATCTTCTATCAAAATAGAATTACAGAGAAGTTTAATAATGATTTAGCAATTTTAAAACAATCTACTCCTGATGAAATAGCTGATTTTATTCAAGTTAAAAAACAAAATCTATCAAATGCTCAAAAAAGAGAAAAAGAAATTGTTGATTCTACTCCTCCTACACAAGATTTCTTTGGAAAAGCTCCTCATAAAATAGCAGGAGACCAAATAAACCAAATAAATAAGGAATATGAAACTATATATAATGGACTGACCGAACTAGGTAAAGAAGCAGCTTTTGAAGCTAGTCCTTATATGTATAAAGATATTGATACTTGGATAACTAAATCTACTCAAGAAATAATATCAAATGCTTCTCAAGTAGGTAATGACATACAAAATATAGGTGATAATTATCAACGAAACTTATATAAAGTTAAAGCAGATGCAAATATTAATGGTGCCAAATATGATAAACTTTATAAGGAACAATTAGCTTACACAGGATTACAATCAGAAATATATGCAGCATCAAAAGATATAACTTTAATACAGGAGCAATTAAATAATTCCATACAAGAAATTGATTCTCTTCAAAATGAATTAATAAAAGACCCTGGGAATAAAGCTATAATTATTCAAATGCAGGATATTTTAGATAAAGAAGTTAAACCTCTACAAGCAGATATAGATAAAAGACAGCTTTTTGTTAAAAAACTATCAGAAGCTACTTTTGAACTACCAGAATTTGCAGAAAGATTGTCTTATCAAGATAAAATTGATGAAGATTATGAAAAATATGTAAAATCTCCAGTATTTAGTACTGAATTTTTAGGAGGAGGTTCTATTTATGCCATTAAAGGATTATCTAATAGATTATTAAATTCTGTAGTAGGAGCATCTTTAGTGGCTGAAGATTTACAAAAGAAATTAGGTCTTCAATCACTATCTCAAGAAGAGATGGCTATAGGCATGGCAAATCTTTCTTCTATAGGAGACCCTATGAAGTTACCTACTAAATTTAAAGAAGGAACTATAGTTAAATTTGATAAAGAGGGAAACTTTGAAGGTATAAATTGGGACATTGCCTTTCCAATGACATTACAAACAACAGGTGAAACTCTTATAATGAGTGCTATAGGTGCTCCCTATGCAGCTACAGGTACTACTATTGGAGAATTTGCAGGATTATATTTAGGAGCAAGTGCTGTATTTGGAGGAGATATTCTAAAACAAGAGCTAGAGAAAGGTCTTTCTATAAATGAAGCTATGGCTGTAACAGGTCTAAGATTAGGGGCCGAAGCAGGTACAGAGATGTTTAACTTAATAGAATTTATACCATTCAATGGTATAACTAAGACTGGTTCCAAACTAACTAAATCAGCTTATAGAGACTTTATTGGTAAAAACTATCAAAAGTTATTTCCTAAATTAAAGTCTATGGGAGTAGATATTTTAAAAGTTTTATATCAAGGAGGTAAGAATGTCGGATATGAAACTATAGAGGAATTAATGTCCGATTTAGCTAATTATGGTATTGACCAAGCTATTATAAACAACATTAAATCAGATTATAAAAGTGATAATACCCTTTCCTTACAAAATGAAATAAACACTGCCCTCACCACAGCCCTTACAATGCTGCCGATGGCAGGGTATGCAGGTATTGCAGAAGTAAAAAATGACAAACAAGCTGCTACTATAAGATATACTGCATCTCAAATGCCTAAATTATTCCTAACTAATCTAAAAGATAATTTAGATAAGGGTCTTATCACAGAAGATTTTTATAATACTGGTAAAAAAGAAGTAGAAACAATAGATAATATTTATACTACCAATAAAGATAGAATAGAATCTGTAGATAAAAACTTAAAATCTTCATACTTAAATGCCCTATATGAACAAAGAGATTTAACAGAAAAAGCTTCTTTAGAAACAGATGTAAAAAAGAAAGAAGCACTTTTATCTCAATTAGAAAATAAAACTAAAGAGGTATTGAGATATACTCTTGAAGCCAATAAAAACCTAAATTTAACACCTATAGAAAAACAGCAAAAAGCTGAAAAAATAGTTAAGCAAAATCTTAAAGATTTTGTTTCAGAGGAAGAACTAAAGCAAGCTTCTATTTCTGATTTACAAGTTGCTACTACAGTGTTAGAAGAAGTAATCAATAATCCCATATCTCCTAAAATAAAAGAAGAAGCTATTTCGTATCTTGAAGTTATTAACAATGAAATAATAAAAAAACAAGAATTAGCTCAAAAGCAAAAAGAAGTTTCTCAATATGAACTAGAGAAGCAAGAAATCCCAACCCTGTCTAAAACTGATTTAGAGGCGAAACAAAGCTCTCTTTTATCAAGAGAGGACTTATCTGAGTCTGAGCAAGAAGAGCTCTATAATCTCATCTCTGACCAAATACAGGCTATAGATGAGGAAGCTTCCAATATACCGTTCAATAATACTGTCTACAAAAAAGGACAGTGGATTAAATCCAAAGACCATGAAGGTGTATATCAAGTAGATTCCATTACACCCGAAGGTAAGCTCCTTGTTAAATTTGCAGATGGCTCACAGGAAATTGCTATTTCTGAAGGTACTGAAATAACTCCCGTATCTGATGAAGAAGCTCGTCAAATACTACAACCTAAAGACTCTTTTATAGAAGAAACACCTAAAACTACGACATCCTCTACCATAGATATAGAAGCTAAAAAAGCTGATATTGAAAGAAGAAGATTAATAGAGTTAGAAGGAGTTCCCTTTAATCCTGAAAATAGAGAATTTCAAAGAGTAAATGCTAAATATAATGCAGAGTTAGCAGCTTTAGAAACTCCAGTTACACAGGAAACTCTTATCATTCCTGAAAAACCTATAGAAGAAGTAAGACAGGAAGTCACGAAACAAGCTGAAACAGAAACTAAGTCTCAGGAAAAGAAAGCTAAAGAAGTAGCTACTTTCCAGGCTAAAAGAAGTGCAGATGGTATAGTAGGAACTATAGGTCAGACTTCCAGACTAGTTAATGGTGTTGAGGTAAGAGATACTGACCCTGCTGTTATCAGATGGGATAATACTTTAACTAACCTGCATAATCTATCTATAGAGGAAGCTAAACCCCTTTCTGAACTAGGTTATTACGTTAAAGTAGTCTCAGGTGAAGAATTACCCGAATCAGCTAAAAGGGCTCTAACCATACAATGGGAACAGGGTCAATTGCCTGAACAACTTTCAGGTAAACAGAAAATCCCCACTAAACAAGATATAAAGAATACCAGGGTAGTTATAATAACCAATTCTAAAGGTGAATTTCTACATTTTGACCAATCAGGTAATAAGACAACTCAGGATAAAGGAGAAATAGCTCATGGAGCTTTACCTCTGGTCTTTGAAAAGAATGGTAAATTAGAACTATCCAAAGATTCTATAAAGGTTAGAGAAAATCTCCCACAACAAGACATCCAAAGAGCTCTCTCAAGACTACAGAATATAAGACACAATCCTAACAGAGTTTATGAAATATCCCGTATATCTGATGGATGGAATAGTGATTTGGATAAAAGTAGAGAATTGCCATTATCTGAACAATCTATAGATTCTTATGCTATAAACATACCTCAAACTGATGTAGACACTATAAAAAAGGGTGAAGCTTATATACAGCTTAATAGTACCACTTCTAAGATAGTTCCTGTAAGAAGTAAGATTGGAGAAGATTTAGCTACCTTAATAGCTGACTTCGTTACTAATAACCCTCAGGATTGGAATGCATTTAATGAATCAGTGGAGGTCATATTTTATAATCTTAGAGAGAAGAGGGACAAATCACCCTCTGAACTATATATAGACTATAAGAATAAACAATTCCTATCTAAAGGAAAACCAATATCCAAAGAAGAGTTTATTACCAGACTATCCAGTATTCCCATTAATATATCTAATAAACTTGCATATGGTAATGTTATAAATAACAATAGCAGGATATTAGTACCATTTAGAGAAGATAATCAAGTTAAATTCAGATTAGAAGGTTATAAATCCTTCCTATCTAACTTCTTATCTATCACTATACCTACAGAAAGAGTTAATAGGTATTTAGAGCTAGGTTCGGAAGTATCTGAAACTCCTCAGGTAGACCAACCGGAAATCCCTAAATCAGAACCTAAGGAAGAAGAGATAAAAGAAACTCCTGTAAAGAATATACCTAAGAAGAAAAGAGAGGTCAAACCTTTAGACCTTGAAGAAGATAGTGACCTAAATGAAGACTTCTTGGCCAGGGCTAAATACGGAGAAGTTATTAAAACTACACCAGAACAGGAAAAAGAAGCTGAAGAATGGTTTAATACTCATCCTCTTAGAAAGTATATAACTTTCAGGGATTTTAGGAATATTATTAATTCTGATGCTTTTGCCACATACAGAAATGCTATAGTTACTTTATGGAAAGGTGGTAAATTTACTGATACTTACGAGGAAATGTGGCATGTATTCAGCCAATTAACCCTTACTAAAAGACAGAAACTTAAGCTGTATAATGAACTTTTACCACTCCCAGAGGGTCAAAAAGCAATCTCTGATTGGGCAGCCAGAAAAAAAATAGACGTTAAATCCCTATCTCAGTTAGAGAAATACAAAGCTATTGAAGAGCTTATAGGTTCAGACTTCCTTAAATATGTTAATTCTGGACAGAAGCTCATTCTAAATCGTAGACCAGAAAGAAATACTATATTCAGACAGCTCTTCAATTACTTAAAAGAATTGGTTACAGGGAGAGTATCCCTACAAACCTACTATGAAAGACTTTATACAGGTAATATAAATAAGTACCTCAATCAGCTTAATTCAGATAATGCTTTCTTTGGCAATCTAAATAGACGAATAGAAGGTAAAGATGGTAGAATCCTATCTATATCTGAGACTAAAGATATGATGGGAGCCTTGGATAGGTCTATAGCTTCATTATTTGAAGCTAATCCCTCTATCAATATAAATAGACTATTCACTGAAAAAGGTGCCTTAAATAAGCTTTATAATCGTGTAAATAGAGAGCTATATAATCAGAATGCTCTTGGTACTCAAATGTATAATGATTTAGTAGATGAGTATACCAAAACAGGCGATGAAGAGACTCTAACCAGACTAAATGAATTAGGTCAAACAGTTGATAATCTGTCCTTTATAGTAGACAATTGGGAAGAAGTAAAGAACTATCATAAAACTAATTCATATTATCTTAGGTTATCCAAAGAAATCATAGATGATTCTGATGATGTAGAAGATACACCTGAACAAATATATGATAGAGAAGATGGAATTTCTTCAAGAGAAGATGCCTCTTATAGAATACTATTTACTATAGCTTCTTTACCTAAATATATTAATAAAGAAGCAATTCCTAATCAATTTATACCTATTCAGTTTACCAAGAAGGGTAAAGAAGTAAAAGATTGGGTTAATCCTGATATAGTAGATTTTGATAGGACATGGAATCTACTATCCAAAGAGCTCCAAGGTATAAGGAATTATGACCAAATATGGGATAAATTAGGTACATTATCAGAAAGGAATCCCGAATTCCAACAACTTATATCAAAGTTACCTAATCCTACAAAGGAATTAACTAGTGACGAACTAGCCCTCAAAACAAGATTTGTACAAGACCTATCTAAACCTCTAGTCCCTCAATGGAAAGTAACATTCTCTCTAACTGAAGACGGTAAGCTTATAGCCAATACCTTTAAGTCAGGAGCTACAGTAATTTCCAGAATAAGGTCTAATTTTTATTTCCTATTCCAGGAAAGACCTTCTGGTGAATTTGTAACCTTAAATCCAGAAAGTAATCAAAATGAACTTAATATTCCTAAAATCTTAGAGGAATTCAAGAAATTCAGATTATTTGGTAAATCAGCTTCAAAAAATGAAAGATTAAGATTCTTACAAACCATAGGATTTGAATTTTCTCCTAACACAATTGCTAATTTAGATGATATTATAGACCCTAAACAGGTATCTACTAAAGATTCTATTCAATATATTTATGAAGCCTTAGAGCAATGGAATACCAATATTAAAGATATAGCACTTGCAGACCCTCTAAGACAATTATCTACTAAGTCAATTACAGATAAAGATGGCTCTATTTTATTCTCAGGAGTAAAATCAGATATAGATAGACTTCTATCTAAAGAAGCTGAATTTAATGATGATTATTATTCAGATAATATACAGAATGCTAACGGAGATAATGTCTACCAGATAGAAAGATGGTCTCTACAGACCGTCATGTTCTCCCTTCTCAATGACTTTACTTCATATCCTACATATCAAGACTTAATAAATTCTCCTCTTGGTTATATATTTAACATAGTTAATAACCCTGATGCTAATAATATCTATATGAATTCAATGTTTAATCTCTCTACAGGAGAGAGAAGACTTGATTCTAAGGGTAATCCTATACAAATTCAACTTATTAACGAAGATGGTCTTGAGGTACAAGGTACTGAAAATCAAGGTACTAAGACAGTTCAACTTACACGTTCTGATAAATTCCTGCAAGACTTCAATTCCCTACTTACTTCAGGTATAAAAGAGCATGTAAGATATGGGGATAAGAATTCAGCCAAAGGTACTCTTTTCACCAACTTTATAAATGATTCAGGTCAGAATACAGGTTTTCTACCTGTACCTATACAACACTTTAATAATTCAATTGTACCCAATAGTGCTAAAACTATACTAAAGAATATCCTAATATCTGAATTAACAAGGTCTAAAGACAGATTGCAAGGTATTAATACCAATATAGCTAACTTGGGTAAAAATACTAAAGAACTAGGATTCTTCGATGCTATAACTAAAGGTGAATTAGAGAATAAACTCTTAAAAGAACTTGAAACTAAAACTCCTGAACAAGTAGTCATAGATAATAATCAAGCTATTAATACAGCTATAGATAAATACTTTGAAGCTCAGGTTAAACTAAATACTAAAGAACTCAACTCTATACCTCTGGAAGATGCTCAAAAGGTAGCATCTAATCTTAACATTTCTACTGAAACTGCTCTTAGAGCTTATACAGTAAATTCATGGATTCTCAATGCAGAACACATAAGACTTCTCTTTGGAGATGTAAGGTTTTATGATGCTAAATCTGAAAAAGAGATTATTACCAAGAAGGAACCTTTCAAGAGATTCAGTAAGGGTACATCTACAGGATTAACATTTCTAAATGATGCACAAACAAACACAGCTTTGTCTAACCTATTCCCAAGATTACTGGCTAAGAAGTTTGGTGTTTCTACTTCAGAAACAGGTATAATTCAATCAGTTATCTTTAATGAAGATGAGAGAACATCAAATTATCTAAAAGCTTATCATGACTATTGGTTTAAAGTAGCTAAGAAGTCAGCAAAAGAAGCCGATTCCTTGGTAAAACCATTCAAGAATATGAAAATTGGAGATGGTCAAGGGTGGATAACTCTGGATGAATACCGTTCCTTAAAGCTAAGAGAGGGTTCTGACCATTGGACAAATGAACATGAGGAATTATACAGGAGAGCTGTAGAGGGTAAATTAGGAGATTATGAATCTTTATTAAGATTTAATACCCTATTCTCAGTAGTTAAAGTAAGATATACAGGATGGACTAAAGACCAGAATAATGGAAAAGCTGTTCCTGTAGACTATAAATTCTCCCTACTACCCCTACTTCCTGAGGCTATTCTTGGAACCCCATTCCAACAAATACATGAAAATCTCATAAAACAAGGTGTAGGAATAGCTTTATTTCAATCAGGCTCTAAACATTCAGCAGTTCTAAATCCTGATGGTAAGTATAATCCTTTCTACGCAGATGAATCCAAAACTGTCCCATATACTGGGCAGTATACTACTAATCCTATACATTACGAATTCTTATTTGATGTTCTTAATGTAGAGCCTGAATTCAAAGATGAAGTAAGATTCTCCACCCAGCTTAGAAAACTTCTATTCTCTAATCAGTTTGATAATGGAGTACCTGAAGATTATACTAAAAAGGATTGGGAAAAACTATCAGAATCTGAGAAAGAGAAAGCTTCCCCTATTTACAAGTCTTTCAAGAATGTACAGAGGATTATAGAAGCTCAGGTAGACCTTGAGAAACAGAATCTTATATCTATTCTAGGAGCTAAATTTAATGCTGACACTAATACTTATATCTTAGATGAGCAGAAGTTCTCAGAACTACTTGAAGATGAACTACTTAAGAGAAATTTACCAGACAATGTAATAGAATCTATTAAAGTAGTAGATGGTAAATTTAAATATCCTCTTGATGCCTCAGTAGTAAGACAAACCTTAGAAACTGTAGCACTGTCTATTATAGACAACAGACTTAGGAAGCAAAAATCCTTTGGAGAATCTACAGTAATGGCTTCTTCTGCTGGTATGGAGACCCAAACATTTACCAAACCAACTACCGAAGAGTTGGAAAAATATGGATTTCCAACTAATGGACAAGCTTTTTATCAGTATTTAGGAAGAACTTTGAAGAATGGACTTAAGGTAACTTCAGCTCAAAAAGTAAAGCTATCTATAGGAATGGGTGACTTTAAGAAACTATTAAATCTTAAATCAGAGGAGGGTAAAGTTTTCACAAGCTATCCAAATCCCCTGGCTGAACTAAACAAACATTTAAAAAATGATAAATGGTTAGATTCCAATAATCATAGAGAGATGATATCTATTACAGGTGTAAAAATACCTGTACAAGGTCATAATTCTATGGAATTTATGGAAATCATAGAATTCCTACCTGAAGGTACTACAGCTTTGATAGTAGCACCTGAACTTGTAGCTAAATCTGGTGGTGACTTTGACGTGGATAAACTTTCCACTTTATTCCCATCACTTTTCATAGATGCTAATGGAGACCCTAAACTCTATACAGAACTATCTGATAGCCAGATAGATGCTAAATATCAGGAGTTAAAAAATCAAATAGATATTCTTCCAGGTGATAAAGCGTCCGAAGAAACCCAACAAGCTGTAGATAAACTAATAGGTAACATCTTTGGCTTCTCGGTGGCTTCAGAAATTAAAACCCTGCTTCTTGAGTCCATTAACAAAGATTCTCTACCATCCAAAAACTCTTTTAGAAGAATATTTAAGAAAGCTGCTCTCTCTAATTCCATGAATCAGGAAATAAGGTCTGTACTGGAACAATCTTCAAACTTTGGTAACTTAATGCAGCCAAATGATACAGATATGTTTGAACCTTATGCAGATGTTCTTCGTAAAGCTAAATTAGGTCAAACAAGGAATTACTGGTCTGATATACTTACAACGAAGGAGAATCTTAATCAATTAGCATCTTCCTGGGGCTCAAGAGCTTCTCTTGGTATAGGTGCTGTAGCCAATACTTTCTTTGCCCAAATGCAGGGAGTTGGTATGTACTTAGAGCCTACTTACAATAAATTCTTTGGTGATAAAGTAACCGTTAAGAAGACAATTATGAGACTTCCTCATAATACTATTCATGGTAATATATCTATTTCTTCTAAATATGATTGGAGAAAGAATGCCGGTAAAGCAGGATACAACACCATATCTGAAGCTATATCTCAACTTATGAATGGTTGGGTAGATGCTGCTAAGAAAGATTGGGTGTATTACATCAACGGCATCAAGGAGATAGCCCCTACTCAATTATATATGTTGATGGTAGGTATTGATAATGAAACTATGGCTTCTTTCACCAATCAACCCATCATAGATGACTATATCACATCCCTAAAATCCATTAAATCCCTATCAGTTAAGCTTTTTAATCCTGACCTGTATAATTCCTCTAAAAAACAAGCTTTAGTAGATACATTTAGAAAGTATTTACCTTGGAAAGATGGTAAATATACCATAAATAAGAAGGAATATCTTCTTTCTAATATAGATGAGGAGATTTACTTCCTTAGAAAAGCTGTTTCTGATATATCAGGCTCCAAAGAATTCACCCATATTTGGAATAATGATTATCTTGCACCTATAGCAAAGAGAGAGCAAAAACCTACAGGATTAGAGCAAGCTATGATTTTAACACATTTCCTGGAATTACAAGACCAGGGAAATGTAATGACTAATTTACAACAAGCTCTAACTGCCGATAGAGCTAAACCAGCTTTTATCTATGCCTCTAACATGAGAAAAGCAAGGATTAATGATGTTAAACAACAAGGTTTATTCCCTAATTCAAAAATTGATGCCCTTTCAGAAAATACTACTGTATCAGCTTTCAATTCACAAGAGCATGGTATTGATACTTTTATCAACCAACTATTTGGCTCTTCAGTCTTTAAATTGACCAATAATCCTAATTTTAACAAGTTTATTGAATCTAAGTGGAAAAGTGACCCGGATTTACCTTTCGCAGAGAAGTATGAAATGGAAGAGGATTGGTTCAAAACTATAAAGAATGACTTTATACAGTTTCTATATCAAAACTATGTACATAAGCCTAATTCCACAGAACTAGTAGCAGATAAGGTTCTAAATCTAATGAAGAAAAAAAGAGGCCCGGATTCTAATCTTGCTTCTCAATTAAAGCACATTCTAGCCACTTATCCTGAAGTTGTTAAAACTACTACTCTTCTTCAACAACTAGTGATAGATAGCTCTAAAACAGAGAATTTAACCAATATTAAGCTAAAGAAAGATAATGTAGACAGAGACCTGGCAAATCTTCTGACCTCTGATTTCCAGAAGCTCTTAAATTTCTCGGAATTATCCTCAGAAGATAATCTTATCATACAGCAATTTGCCCAAAATTTAGCTCATTTTGGCTTTATTCAGTCAGGTTTAAATAAATCACCTCTCTATTTTACTAATATTATACCTCAGGAAACCTATGCTTATAACATAGCTTCGATAATAGATGAATGGTCTAATCTACTGTCTAACTCCCCAGAAAAAGTACTTTCTGACCTGGAGAAGTTTTATAACCTGTTTAAACAGAATAATGCTTATAAATTCTATAATGTTGAATATGATATAGATGAAATGGGAGCTATATTTCCTAATATTACAGCAGTACCAGAGCCAAATAGACGTAAGTTGTACCAAACTTCTGTTCTGGACGAAGTAGGGGATAAGAAACAATTAAAAGCTGCCAGTGAAAGAGTTATCCAGGAAAAGGCAAAACAAGCATTACTAAATAAAGTGTCTACTTATGACTACAAATCTGTTAAAGCTAACGAAAATCCTAAAACACTATACATATACGAAACCAATCCTTCAGATACGGGAGTGGCAGGTAATGGAATTATCAAAGGTAATCCTTCAAATCCTTATCCTAATACCCAGGGAATTCCAATTAAATTAAAAGCTTCCTCTAAAGAAGATGCTTACATGTCCGATGTTAATCTTGAATTCAACAAACTTATTATAGATGGAGCAATTGATAAGATTAAACAGAAATCTACTGAATATACTTCTGTACAATTTCCACAGGAAGGATTCAACACTGAAACCTCAAAACTCAAGGAAAAAGCACCACTCACCTTCACTTATTTATCTGAAAAACTTGCACAAGAATTTAATTTTATAGATATTAGTGCCACATTTACACCAGATAATACAATTCCTAACCAGCTAGATGATAATTCAGATAACAAAATATCAGGAGAAACTAGTGAAGGAAAAGATAATTTTTGTCCCTAATTAATTGATAATCAATGGCATGTCCAACAAGACCCTATATAGTTAATGCTGTTTCTGACCCTTTAGAACAGGACAGATTAAACAAAATTCATGACCAGATTGGTGCTGAAGCAGTTGAATCCAAATTATTTAGAAATGAGGATAATAAACTCATGCTCCTAAAGAACAAATTCAGGGAAGGAACTGCTTTCATATCCCGCATTAATCAAAAATATGGTAAGATTGTAGCTTCTTTACCTAAAGTACAAGGATTTAGACATAAACTACAAGTTAATACTTTACCTCTACAATCAGGTAAACAAGAAGTTCTGTTTTCTGAAAATATCAATTACCCAAGAGAATTATCTCAAGAAGCTATAGATAAATTAAATTCTTTTATGCTTTTTGAAGATAAAGATAAATTATGCTCAAGAGGTATTTGTAATTATACTGCCCAAGTAGCCACAAATAAATTAACTGAAGTTGGTTTAAAACCATTTCCTAATGCTACAGGAAGTGCAATTTCAGTTACTGTTAAATCTCCCTTGGGTAATTATAATATAGAGCATTTTATAGCAGCCGTAGCATTAGGAAATGGTATATATGTATATGATATGCCACAAAATGAATATATATCAGATACGGCATTTGGTGAAGCTCTTGTAAATTTAAAAGCAACATTTAAACCAAGATTAATTCCATTAACTAAGGATGAAATAAAAGCTAATTATAATTTAACAGATGAAGAATCTTTAAGATTTATAAGAAGTGTATTAAATACACCCAAAACTAATATTAATCCTTCTTTTGAAGATTATATAAAAGATAACATTATAAATGGACAAGATTACATAAATGAATTAAGACAAGAAATAAAAGATGGTGGATTATTAGCATCATCTCTTGAGGAATATAAAAAAAGAGAAAAAGATGAAGAAAATGCTAGAGAGTTAATAAAACAAACAGAATTCAAAAGAAAGTTAACTAGAGATGAGGTAGAAAAAGTTGAAAAGCTACTAGAAACCAAACTTAAACTACGAACTCGCGAGTATATACCAAAAACAAAAGAAGCCTTTTATCTAAAAGACTTAATACAAAATGTAGTAGGAAAAACCTCATTTAAGTATAATTACGAAGAAGGATTAAATACGGTACTAGATAAACTTGAGATATTTTTAAAAACAGATAATTTTATTAATGAAATATGGTATAATTATCAAAATGAAAAATCAAATCTTGAATCAATTGATAAGCAATTAGATTTAGCTTTCAGTGACCGTAGATTAATGTTAGGATTTTTAAAAAATGCTAAAATAGATGGTATAGATAAAACCATAGAGAAATATGATTCACATCAAAAATATACAATAAGAACATTACTAGGACAAAAGAATTTGGATGGGTATAAATCTGAATCCCAAAAATATTTCTTATTACAAAAATATTTCAGTGATATTAATAATTATATTAATTTAGGTAGAAATTTAAAAGAAGAGGAAAGTGATAAAATATCAACATTATTTAGATATAAGTTTATTGCAAGTAAAAAGGTTGAAAAAGCCAGAACTGTTCTAAATTTCTTAAAAATAGCTGACTTTGATACAGAATATATTTACAGAGTTATATCAAATGAAGCCAGGAGACAATATAATTATTTTAAAGGTAAAAACATCCAATTTTCTCAAGCCGAAATAAATTACCAATTAAGAGCTGCTTTAGCCCTTGAATCTCCTAAAGTAAGACAACCTAAATCCAACCCCCAAGGTTTCTATAATGACCTTCAAAAACAAGGTTTACCTAAAGACCAAATAGATATTATTAAATCCCTATCTCCTGAAACTAAGACAAAAGAAGAACTCCTAACTGACCTGTTAGCTAATTATAGTTTTACAGTGGAAGTGCAGACTGCTAAACAAGCAATAGGAAGATGGACTCAGGATGAATTTGAAAGGAATAATTACTTTGCAACTGAAGATACTTATGATACTCAATTTAATTATAATGGTTATCTTTATAGTAATAATCCAAGAGCAGACTACCCAAGTAGAGTTAAGTTACAAAACTTTGGAAATACAAATTCTTATGAAAGAATAACTGAGGAAGAATATAATAGAGTTAAATCTTTATACTTACAGGAAAGTGCTCCAAATAGTTCAGATTATGCTAACCTAACTGTACCTGGATGGAAAGAAGGAAGTTATAAAGAATTAAAAACCCAAACCCCTCAAATTATACCTTCAATTAAAGCTCACGCTCAATTTGCAGATGATAACACAATTGCTTGGAGTAGGGTGGCCGATACAGATAATAAAACTAAATATACTGATTCCAAAGGTAATACATTTACCATAGATAAAGGATTAATTTCATTTGAAGAGCAATCTGATTTATTTCAGAAAGGTAGAGAAAAAGACTATTTGGTATTACCAGATATAAAGTTTACATTTAATGGAGATACTTATGACGTTCCTGAGGATTTAAATAATGATAATATTCATGAGGGTTATACAAAAAATGGAAATTCTATACCTGAAAAAGAATATTTTAGTGCTAAAGAGCAATGGGGTAAATTACAATTTAAAGAAAATGTCTTCTTACAACTACTAAACAAAGACTCAAACTGGGTAAGATTCAAACTTCAATCTACAATACAATTTGCAGCTAAAAATGGATATGAAACTGTATTATTCCCTACAGGGGATACTGCTAGTAAGGTAGAAGGACATACTACATTAGAGGAGTTCAAAAGACAGAAAGAAGAGAGGATTAAACAACTTGAAGAAAATATTATAGAAGACAATGAAAGTTTAAAGGGATTAAAAAATTCATATTTTGAAAAAGATGAATATGGACATATTTATCTGCATCATGGAAATACAAAGACTTTTTTTGGAGATTCAAAAGATGAAGAAAGAAAAAAAGCAACTATTAGAAGTAAGGAAAGAGAATTAAAAAATAGATTAGATTCTAATGAAAATGAATTAGAACAACTTAAATCTGAATTAGAAAGAATAGAAACTGAAGGATTTGCAGCTCTAAGACCTATATGGAAATTCTATGAAGAAACAGTAGGCAATACTCTTAAGAAACTATATGGTAAAGAGAATGTAGAAAGAATAAAGGATGAATATGGTAATGAGTGGTGGTCGTTAGACACTAAGAATGAAAAGATTCCTATACTATTATCAAATGCTATCTCTAAAGTTACACCTGAGCAACTACGGTCTTATAATACTAAAATATCCACTTATTTTGGAGATAATGGAGAATTAGTACCTAAATCTAGTGATTTACTGAAACTAATAGCTAATGATGGAACATACCTAGGTATAGCAGCTCTTAAATTCTTAGATAAGCTATCTAATGATGTGAATATCAAACTATTATCTATATCTGAAGCTGCTGAATACCTTAGAAAAGAAGGTAATGTATCTCAGGCTAAAGATATGTTAGATGGTAAATATTCAGGTTTTTACAGTCCTAATTCTAATGAAATAATCATAGTAGATAGACCTAATAATTTCCTAGATGCTACTATAATACATGAAATAGGACATGCAATAACCTGGGAATACCTAAGAAGTAATAATAAAGCTAAAAAAGAGTTTGTAGCACTATTAAACCAGATAAAAAAGACAGCCCCTGAAGAATTTACTACTAAGTACAGTTATCAATTACAGAATCCAGATGAGTTCTTTTCAGCACTATCTAATAAGAACTTTATAAAAGACTTATCCTCCCTACCCTCAGTTAATATACCAGGTAATAACCTATGGCAAGATATAAAAGATTGGTTATCAACTGTTTGGAATAGTATATTTGGCTCAGATAGAACCTTACTTGATGATTACCTTACAGTAGTTTCTAATGTACTAGAAGAATCTTCTATATATGTACCATCCGAAGAGTTATCAGCAGTTGAACCAGCTTTTGCACCTATAGAAGATTTTCAACAAGAAGCTGATAAAATAACGGAAGAGTTAAAAAATGTAACAAATACATCTGAAATAGTTAAATCTGTAGATAGATATTACAAACTAATATCTAAACAGATAAAGACCATACTTGATAAAAGAAATACCTCTTATGATAGGCAAAGAGCTACTCTAAGAGATGAAAATGAATCACTTAGACTAGTTTCCCAGCAAAGTATTCTATCCAAAGCTAATAAGATGGCCGAAGATGTAGAAGGTATAGCTAAAAGAGCAAGAGCATTGGCAACAGGTTTAGTTCAGATTAATTATTTATTAGACTTAGTTGAAGAAGATATTACTGAAATCCTCAAAGATGAAGCTAATGCCATACAAAATATAGGCACTCTTCAGAGTTATTTAATCACAACTAAAGAATGGGGTATATTTTTAGGAGAAGTGAGAGAATTCTTCCAACAAGGAAATCCATCTCTCAGAAGCCTTATATCTAATGCAGAAGGTAAAATCAGAGATATTGAGAATAATGTTATTAAAAATGATAAATCTGGATTAGTTCAAGCACTAAAACCTATATTATCTGTAGCAGGTAATAAGTTTATTACAGAATTTGCTGTTCAGGAAATGAAATCTCTGGAAACAAGACTGAATAATGCTTTAAGGAGCAATAATACCCAAAGGGTAGCTGAAACCAGGGAATCTATGAGAGCTTTAGAAAGGCTTGTAGATAGACTTGATTTTGAAAATAATAGAGAGATTCTTGACACAATAGAGGGGAAGACAGCAGACACTAATGCATTATCTATATGGATAGAATCTTTCAGAGATAGTCCTGATTTTGGAATATCCTCATTAGCTACATATCTTAGAAACAACTTAGATGATGTAGATGCTGAGACTTTTCCTATATTAAAGGATTATGAATTAGAGATAGCTCCTTTTATAGATATTTTAGGTGGTAGATTTGACCCAGCTTCTATATCCAATCTTATAACTGTAGAAGAAGATATGATAGATAAAGATGGTAATGAATACAAAGAGTTAGTACTACTTAATCCATCTAAAGGAGCTTATAAAGAGAAACAAAGACTTCAAAATATAGCAACTACTCTGAAGAATGACCTTAAAAATGCTAAGGGTAAACCTGAGGAAAAGGAAATACGAGAATTCTACAGACAGGCTAGAAGAAATTTACTTCAGCACCAGTTAGATTATTGGCACCTTCCCTTGAAATCTAAATTTTATGAGAAGTATACTTTATATGATGATGAAATAGGACATGAATTAAAAGAGGATGCCGATGAAATACTTGATGATATATCAGATATTCAAGATATAGCACTAGCTGCTCAAAGAGACCTTACACCTGAAGAGGAAGAATTAATAGATATTCGGTGGAAAGAATATACTATGTTAGGCAATTTGAATAATATAGACGGAACTCCTAAAACAGGAGTAGAGCTACTCAAGGCTGAAAGAATGCGGGAAATAAGAGCTTTGAATAGAGAGATTTATGATTGGATTCCTAATATAGCCAAATTTGAGAGAGATAGGGCATTAGCTGTACAAGATATAATAGATTTAGGAAAAATTCCAGGAACACCTGAATATACAGAAGACCTGGGAAAATGGGAATTAGCTAATACAAGAACTGTAATTAAAGATTCGTGGTATAAAGAAAGAGATATTAAATATAGGGAAATTGGTATACTCCTACGAAGAGCAGGGGATGAAGAAAGTGCTAAGTTTTTCAAAGAATCGTGGGATGAAATTAAAGGTTTAACCTATGGACTTAGGGATGAAGATAATCAACCTATAGGTATATATGTACAGGAAAAGGGAGCTGAAAGGATTAAATCAGCTTTAGAGGCTCAGGAAGTATTTAAGCAAGATTTAAGAAATAAATCATCCCTTACAGATGAGGAAAATGAAGAATTATTACAACTTGAAAATAAGAATAAATTTTCTACACTTACATCAGCAGAAAAGACAAGAATAAATGAGCTATATAACAAACAAAAGGTTGGTAAATTAACTGAAAAAGATAAAAAAACTCTTGGGAGATTATTTGCAGAATTAGCAGAACTACAAACTAAAGCTCCTACAGAATACTATGTTGATGCATTTAACCAAATTTCACAAAAATATGGAGTGACAATAGATAACAATGCTCAATTAATAGATGGTAATTCTTTGGTAGATATACTTGACTCTTTAAAGCTTCAGGAATTATTAACTCATGATGATTTCTCTAAATGGTTTAACTTAAATCATTATCAGGTTCTTAAATGGAATCCAGCTACTTTACAGATGGAGAATAAGTGGCAAAGAACTTACCAATGGAATAGAATTATACCTACAGACTCAAAATATTATGAAACTACCAAGTTGTCAGATGGGACAATATTACCAGGAGTTCCTGCCAGAAAATACTCTTATAGGAAAGTAAAAGATGAATTTATAATTGAACCTATAGTTGGAAAGAATGTAGATAATAGAGGAAATAATCTACCTAAAACTATTCAAGATGGTGCAAAAGATGCTGCATATACAAATCCTGAATATACCAGACTTAAAAATAGTAATAATCCAAAAGATAAGGCTCTATTTGGATTACTTGAAACACACAAAAAATTTACATTATTAGCTCAAGAGGGGCTTCCTGAAAATAAGAAACTATGGCTAACAGTACCTAAAGTTAAAAAGACTACAGGTGAGAGAAATATTGAAATGATTGCTAATACCACTTCTCTACCAGCATTATTAAAAAATAGAATAAAATCATGGTGGGATTCTAATAATGAATTTGAATCAGGAACAGGTAACTTTCAGCAGAAAGAAACAAGTGATATCATAAGATATGGTACAGATGTGAACATGCTACCTATGAAATATACAGGTAAGTTAGATGCATCTGATACTTCAAGAGATTTATTTAGGTCTATATCTAAATATCTCTATGCTGCCAGAACTAATATAAAACTTGCTGAAATTTCACCTGTAACTAATGCTCTGGAAAGAGTAATCACACAGTCCGAAATTAAAAAGAAAAATACGAATCCTGAAATTGAAGAAACTAACAGGGCTAAAGCTATCAGATTTCTAATTAATAGAGAAATTAAAGGTAAAGAAAAAGCGAGAGAGTTGGGTACTTTTGGTGAAGTAGTAGCAAGACTGGGAACCAGTTTAGGTTATACAGCATTTATAAGATTTGGTTATCCTTCATCCATAGCTAACGTAATACAAGGTATCTGGCAAGGTTTTTTAGATGCGGGAAATGGAAGATTTTCTAAATCTCAATTCTCAAAAGCTCTTCTTTATACATTACCTAAACAATTAGTACCCTCTATTTGGGTAGATTATGGTAAAAATGAACTAGGGGTACAATCCTTATATGGACAAATGATAGATTTATGGGAGCCTTTGCAAGGTATAGAGTATGAAAATATAGTAGGTGAAAAACTATCTGCAACTAAGGTAAAAGACCTTGTAGGATTAAACTTTGCTCTTAATCATAGGGCTTGGGGTGAATTCATAATTCAATCCACTCCTTGGTTAGCTTTGATGGATGCTACTAAGATAGAACAAACTTTACCTGATAAGTCTAAAAAGACAATCTCCTTGTGGGAGATGTATGAATTAGACTCAAAAGGTATTATTAAACTAAAAGATGGAGTTCCTAAGGAATGGGATTTTAATGGTGCTAAATTTAAAGAAACTAAAGCAGAAGCTCAGAAGATAAATAGTAGAGTACAAGGTAATATGGCTAAGAAGGATGCTCCAATGGCAGCTAAATTTACTACATATAACCTAGTTTTATTCTTAAATAGATGGTTTGTAGAACCTGCTATTAATAGGTGGGCAGCAGACCAAGTATCTGTTAAAACCAATATCTTAAGACTTACAGCAGGGGCTGTAGCAGGTACATTAGCTGCTGGAGCTTTAATTAACCTAAGTCCTATAATTGCTATTCCAGTAGGACTTAAAGTAGCTTATTCTATAGGAGCTAAGATTAAATCAATACCTAGATTTAATGTAAGAACAGGATATCAATGGGGATGGAACATGTCCATGTTAAATGCTCTATCTAAATATCAGGAGAATGGTATTAAATCGTGGGATTTATTAACAGATGAGGAAAAGAGAGGATTAATCAGAAATCTTAACCAACTAACAGCAGTGCTTGTACTTGAAATGATATTAATGTCAATAGGGTTAGGTGGAGGAGATGATGATAAAAAGAAGAAGGAAATACTAGCTAATATGTCACCAGAGCAAAAAATGCTAGTTTATCAATTAATGAGGCAACAAGTAGAAATTGAAACTTTTGATAATTTACCACAGTACTTCTTTCTAGGTGATAACTTAGCTATCTATCAAGGTACTAAAAAGTGGACACAGTTGATGAGATTAGCCACTAAAGATTTAGGACACTTAATCTATGGAGAAGAATTGGAAAAATATAAAAGACAAACTGGCTCTATAAAACCCGGAACCTCTAAAACTTATGTTCAATTTATGAGAGCTACTGGACTACAAGGTATATCTAATACTTTTGATGACCAGGATTTAGCTGAATTCGTAAAGAATTACGATTCTAATATACGCAGTAAGGGAAATTAAGCACTTTTAGGCTCATTTTCACCCCTAAAGCTTAAATCTATCTTATTATCTATAATCAGGTCTTTAAACTCATTTAAATCAATTTCTACCATATAGGTAGGATTATAGTCAGGGGCTTTATCAGTGAATCCCCAACCTTGTTGTAAATACCAATTATTATCTTTGATGAGAAAATAGCATAATGTATCTAATTTCCCTTTCTTTTCTTTTTTGAAGTATTTTATCATGAAGTAAAGATAAGTATTTATACTCCTTTAAAGAGTTAAAATTTGTTAATGAATTTTAAATTGTCCAAACTTTTCATCTTATTTGCATTATTAACTAAATAAAAAGTATAAAATGGAAGCAAACAAACCAGAAGCAAACAAACCAGAAGCAATTAAGCAAACAATTGGAAATTACCGCGTAGGTATTAATTTTAACCCATCAGGAGATGATAAAGTAGGAACAATAAAATATAAATCAGCAGAAATCATTGATTTTCTTTCTGAACTTATGAAAGAAGCTACAGATGGCGAAGTAAAACGTTGTTATGCCGAAGCAATGACTACTTATGAAAATGCAGCAATGTGGGCCGTAAAAGCAATTACTAAACAAAATTATAACTAATTATGACAGAAGAAAAAACAACAACAGCAGCAGAACAACCAGATATCCTGGGATTTGTAGGACATCCTAAGTATTTCCATCAAATATCCCATGAACAATTAAATCTTATAAAAAAGGCTTTGGAGCCCTTTGCCTACGTAAATGCCATTATAACTAATTTAGAACAAATAGCTCAGTCTAATGGAGGTCTTCTTCCATTTACAAAGGAAGATTGTGAATATAGGGATGAAAAACAACCAGATGGTTCAACTATATCTAAACCCTATAAAGTAAAGAATGATTTCTGGGATAAGCATAAACCTAAAGAAGAAACATCAAAATCTCTAATTCTAAACAAAGAAGGTAAACCTGTAACAACTAATTAAATATGGAAGAAAAAGAAAAAGAAAAAGAAGATTATAAAATAAGTGTAGAAGATACTGCAAAAATATCTAAATTAGATGAAGCAAATTCTATTTCTTGGAATCAAAAACCATATTATGCTGGAAAGCTGTCAGGATTTAAAGATGCTAATGAAAAAGCAATGTATGATAAAATGCTAAAGAATCATCTGAAAGGTAATTCACAGTTCCTGCATGGGTATAAGTTTGTAAATGAAGGAGATAAAGGTAAATGGGTAGAAAATTGGGTTCAGGTTCTTAGGTCAGAAACACAAGTACTATAAGATAGTATCTTCGACAAGGGATGTAAATTGGGACAGACTTAAAAATCTGTCCCTTTTTATTTTTAGTCTTCTATAACAACCTCAGGAATAGGTATTATGTACTTACCTTTATAAACATCCTTTAACTTATTCTTAATCTCATTTTTAAAGTTCCAAGCTAATATTAACAAGTAATCAGGAGGATTATTTATTAACTCCTGCATTGGAACTATAGGTATACCTGTACCAGGACTAAATTTACCTTGTTTTTCAGGAGTATCATCTACTATATAATCTATCATAGTATGGTCTAATTCAGCTACATTTAACAGCGTATTGCCTTTTGCAGAAGCACCAAAAGCAGCTACTTTCTTACTTATATTCTTGAAAAACTGGACTGAACCCTTAAGATGAAGAAAGTTCATAATAACCCTCTTATTCCAATCTGTATACTTTTCTATACTATTATACCCTTCTTTTTCTTCTTTATCCAAGTATTGTTGTACAGAGCTTTCTACTTCCCTATTGCTATAATCATGAGTTATAGTTACCCTAACAGTGCCACAATGAATATCAAAATGCTCTACAGATATTATCTTTAGCCCTGTTTCATCACATAGCTTCTTTAGAGGTGTAATACCTAAATAAGCACTATGCTCGTGATAAATTGTAGGATATTCCAATCCTTCCATGTGGTCAATAAGATATGGGAATTCTAAAATAATAACTCCATTATATCCTAATACCAGCTTACAAGCTAGCAAGAAATCTCTAGGGTTCTCTATGTGAGCGAATACGTTTGTACCAGTAATTACTTGGGCTTTACCATAAGTTATTAAAGCTTGCATCGCTGTATTAATACTTAATGGTTCATCGTATACAGGAATTCCCTTTTCTCTACATATAGCACAGAGGTTTTTGGATGGGTCTATACCCAATACTCTTATTCCAGGTATTTGCCTCTTAACCTCCTCTAATAATGTACAATCATTTGACCCAATATCTATCATAAAATCACCAGAGCTACCAGTAACTAATTGATATTTCTCTCCAAATCCAGAAATCATTTCTTTACAATGATTCAAATACCCCTGAGATATGCCGGATTTATATACATAATGACTAAAAAGAATTCTATAATCAACCACTTCTGATAGTTGATTTAAACTACAATCGTGGCAGAATAATACCTTAAGAGGATATCTGTCCATACTCAGAGCCTCTTCTTTACTACTAGCTAAATTGTTAGCTAAAGGTAAATCTCCAAGATTAATATATTCCTCTAGATGATTTTTACCACATATCCTACATTTGGTAACTGTTTTTGACTTTTGTGTAATTTGGTCTGTTTTGTTATTTCCCATTTTCTTGATTTGATTTTAAATATTCTATCATTGATTCTAAAGTTTTAATACTATCCTTTACCATCCCTAAAGCTCGATTACAATTATCACAAAGTAAACCTCTAACTTTATTAGTTTCATGATTATGGTCTATGTGTAAAATTCTATCTCTGTTATCAATTCCCGGAAGACCGCAACATTTACACATTCCATCCTGCTCTATCAGCATATTTTCATAATCTTCCATTGTAATTCCATATTCTCTTTTAAGATAATTTTTTCTATATTTAGCCTTATTCTCTAAGAGATAACCCTTTCTCCAATCTTTAATTTTATCCCTATTTTCTATACTATAGAGTTTAGCCCTGGCTGCTATCTTTTCCTTATTCTTGGCTTCGTACCCTTTCCTTTGAGCTTTTATTTTTTCTTTATTCTTCTTATAATATTCTCTTGAATAAGCATTGCGGGACTCCTTGTTTTCTTCATAACTCTTTTTGTTCAAAGCTTTTACTTTTTCAGGATGTCTTTGGTAATATAGTCTAGAATCTCTTCTACTTCTTTCCTTATCCCTTTCTTTTCTTTCCTCTTCTGTTAATTTACTTCTTGGCATTCTATTATTAAATTTTATTTTTATTGATTAGAATCTCTACAGTACCACCTACTTTCTTACCTTCTAGTTCAAATTGAGTAGTCCAACCACCTATTACATCAAACATTGAAGCTTTACTTGCTTCTTTACCTACTTTTATATTCATATTTAACTTTTACACATGTACAAAGTGACATCCTTTTACCTCCTTAAATGATTTAGCTCCAAATCTATCTATTATACTTTTGAAAAATGTCCAGTCGCTGGAATGGGACATGTCATTCCATCCTATTTCACAGGCTATATCCTTCTTAAGAACTACTCCACCACAATCTACAAATCCTAGCTGCAATTTAGTATTCATTATCCCAAATCTATAAGTCCCATCTGGTTGATTAGACATATAACCATGTACAAACTGGGAAAAATAAGTAGCAATAGCACTTGGGTTTAATTTAAAGACCTTCAAAGCTTCCTCTAGGGCAATAGGACTGTAGAAATTATCATCGTTGCTAATTACTATATAATCAGTATTTTGAGCAATCCTACCTTCTTTAATCTCGTTTAAGTAGAATTTTCTTAGAGGGTGGCCATAATTACCTAATCTTACAGGATGCTCTATATAAGTTATCCTTTCATCATCTATGGCATTTATTACTCTCCGTAGATTAGTAGTATTTATACCATCATGACATAAGATTAATTCCCAGTTTTCATGGGTTTGATTAATTAAAGAGCTTATAATTTGAGGATATCTGTTATATATAGGGCATATGAATGTAACTTTATCTATACCTTTAGTAAGGAATCCAAACTTTTCATTAAATTCATTCCATCTGTTTAAATGTAATCTATTTCCTAAATCCCATATAGGAGATGTTCTTAAATCACATATTTGGACAGCTTCCAAACCCATTGCTTTAATTTGATTTAATAGAGTGTCCTTACCCCTATGCTCAAATAGGTAGCAGTCTTGCTTAGTTAACATGGGATTCCTGGGAAATATTAATCTTCTACTTACATCCTTGGTTATACAGAAACCTGTAGTTCTTATATGTAATTTTACCTCTTTTGATATTTCCATACAAGTACACCCTACTCCCGCACTGAATTTATCCAGAAACTTCTGTATAAAATCCTTATCCATAGGTATGGAATCGTCAGCACACCAAATAAGTTTATCCCAACTATTATTAAAACCTGATAATCTTTCCCTGCAAATATCCTGTAATGCACCTATATCCAAACCCCTATTAATCCTTGGTATATATTTTACCCCATACTTATTACATAGAGCTCTGAAAGGAGCACAATCACCTATTTTATCATAGTTATGAATTATTACCAGTTCACCACTCTTTTGACATTTATCCCAACACTTTAACCAACGCTCAATGTTTAGCAACCTATTATATACGCAGACAGCTACAATTACTTTCTCATTCATATCTAAACTACTCCCTCCATAACAGCTTTCTTTATGTCTTTATTTCTCTTTTCATCTGTTTTATTATATTCTTCAGACCAAAGAACTTCAACTAAAGACCTTAAATTTTCAATTCTTTCTTCGTAGTAACTATCATCCCTGTTTTGCTTACCGAGTTTTTCACCTATCTCTTTAAGATTACCTTCTTTCAGAAAGTACTTTATCCATTTATAGTAATCTCCTACCTTATCAGCTACACAAAGACCTCTTAATTCCTTTTCTACATAAATCCTACTACCAATTACCACTACATCTTTACAACTGGCTTCAGCTATCTTTAGGCTACTTTTAACCCAATTCTGGCTATTATCTTCCAAAGGAGCTAATAATATAGAAATGTCATCATATATCTCCATATAATCATGAACCCCCTTAGCAGGAATTGTAACTACTTCCATATCTCTGTGAGAATCGGTAAACATTTTAAGAATTTGTTCCCAATTTTTATCTCCTTTAACATATCCTCCTACTACAAATCTACACTTCTGTCTTATCTCTTGGTCACAAGCCATTTTCTTAATAACTCCTTTTAAAGTTAAAAGGTCTGGTAAATGTGAAATGGAATGACATATTCCAATACTAATTTTTTCTGAATATTCTATCATAATAAAGTTTGTTGTAATGTTTTGTACATAATCCTAATCCTCTATGCGGTTCTCCACAAATATAACACTTTTTATCTTTAAAATCTTTAACTTTGTCAAATTTCTCCTTCTTTCTTTTCAAGTAAATCGTTGCATCCTTGTATAAATATTCTCTGATTTTCTTTAGTTGAGAATTTCCTCCGTAACTTAACATTAATATATTTGGCTTTTGACAAGCCTGTTTATACATCTTTGTTCTATCTAAACCACACTCCTTCATTAGTATTTCTTGTATTTTCTCCATTAAAGTAACGTTTCCCATAAAAGCAATTCTGTATCTCTCAGAGTTTTTACCCATGTTTTTAAATATACTACCATCTCCATCAAATACTCCCCTTATGAAATGTGACCAATACTGCTCTTCAATAGGAGGAAAGTAAGTATAATGACTTTTAGCAGGAATTACTCCTAATTTACCTAAATCATAAACCAACTTTTTTGAAGTAAGACTTAGTCTATATAGTAGTTTATGATGAGGTTTTGCACTAGATTTTCTTATTATTTTTAAAGTACTAGTTGATTTGGTGTATTTTAAAAACATTTCTAAAATATAACAATCTTCTTCTTGTAAAGCTATACGTAAAGAGCTATTGTAAACATTACCATCTGCAACTATAAGACCTAAAAAATAAGCTTTAGCTTCGGAGTCAATAACCTCGAAAAAATCTTGATTAAAGAAGTCTAATCTTCTTTTAGGGCATCTGAAGGTTATATTATACTTTTTTAACAAATTTAAGACAGTTTGGCTGCAAACTGAAAATTTTTCAGCACATTTTATAGAACTATTTCCTAAAATGTAATAATTTATAATTTCTTGCTCCTTTTCTTTTGTCATATTACTTCTTCACAAATTGACCTTGTCCATATGGTAAAAAATTATAACTTATTTGTACGAATGGATTTAATTTAAGAAACTCAGATGCAAGATGGGGAGAACTCGTTACAACTGCATCTGCACAGCTAACACTTTTAATCATCCAATCTCTTATATAGCTCCTTATTCCTGGTTGATTTTTGTAAGTGGGGTTATTGGGAGCAGGTATTCCATCATCGAAATCTTGTATCCATTTACAATTGTACTTTTCCTTCCAATTTGTTAAATCAGAGACATAATTATGTAATATCCAAGTAGTATAGATAATATCATATTTTTTGAAATGTTCTTCAGTTAATACGTAATTACCCTTTTCGCAAGTCTCAAACTCTACTTCTAATTCATGGGAAACTTCATCTATCATTACTATTTTTCCATTTAGATGGCTTAACGGAAGCTCAACACGATGATACCTCGTTCCTGACCCCTCTTGAATTAAACCTAAAATCCTTATTTTACCTGTTTCTTTCATTATTTCCAATTATTTATACAATTATAGATATATTCCTCACTTAAATCATCTTTGATTACTACACTACTACCAAAACCATCCTGGTCATTGAATCTTAAAGTATATTTTCCCTTTTCCTAATCAAGATATATTGTTTCACTTTGGTCAGCATTATCCAACATATCCTTTATTCTCCATGACTTATAAGCTTCATCTAAATTCCTTGTAAATGGTCTTCCAAACTCTTTTTCTAACCACTCATGCAGTTTTACTACGTTCTCTCCCCACTTTTCCAAGAATCTAGCCTTCTTTCTTTCTCCCTCCTCTCTCAATCCTTTCTGGAGCCTTTCATAGGTTTCTAGCTGCTCTGGAGTTAATTCTATACCCATAACTTCCATTAATCCTAGATATGATAACTGCCCCATTTGAATAGTAAATTCATTTCCTTCTTTTATCTGTTGGTATACTCCTCCTTTTATTTCTTTTTTACTCATATTTTCTCTATTTTGTTTCCATCTTTATCTAATTCGTAAGGAGGAGTAAATTCAAAAGTAAAAAATTTCTCAATAGTAGTATTTGCATAACCATAAGGACTATCAGTACAAACTTTACCATTTTCATAAGTGTATTCTATAAATCCTTCCTTATTAGCTCTTATAAACTTTAAAGTAGAATTTTCCTTAAATATTTTCCTAATCTCTTCCATTCCTAATCCATTGTGTGAACTGAATCCATATCTGATTTCTTATCTTCTCTTATACTTATTGTAAATTCTGGATAAGTAGGACTAAATGGCCCAGTAAGAAAGATACCTTCTCCATCACCTATCATTACAGCAGGTCTGAAACCATATTTTCTAAAACTCTCATCATTAATCTTATCTACAATTCTTTGAACTTTCTCTTTATTTCCCATATTTTTCTCTTGCATTAACTATTGCCTCTTTATGATTTTTCTTAGGATGCCCCGACTCTTTTTCTGAATGACAGCCAAGACAGCACAAATATAGGTTATTTTCTTCAAATGCAAGTTCTGGATGCTTTGATTTTAAAATTAAATGGTCTACCCAAGCTGTGCTAAACTCTCCATATAACCTACTTCCACAAGCCCAACAGTTCTTATTTTCCTGCTTTAAGTACCAATTATACATAAATTCATGTAATTCCTTGGTTTTTATGCTCTTCTCAGCATTTTTAAGCTTCTGTTTTTCCGAAATCTTATTTATAGCCTTTTTAGAGCGTTTTAAGACACTTTTACCCTTTTTAAGGCTACCACCCTTTTTTTTCATTTTAGCGCCTAAAACAGGCTTAAAACCACTAGATTTTAAAGATTTAGGGGGAAATACCATTCTATAGTGCATAGAACAGTATTCCTTACCCCAGATTTTACCATTACATCCCTCAAATTTACACTTTTTTAACATATTCTTCAGTCCCAAGATTCCAACATATACAACTAATTTCATACCCACTATTCATAGTTTCTCTTTGTATCTGGTTAAAGGTATTAGTTAAATCATCACTATTCTGTAAAGTTACATTACAGTTCACACAATAATGACTACTTGAATTCTTACCTATACCCCTACTAGCTAAGTTTGAACATAAGGTCTTTAACTTTGAAAGTTCTTCATTCTTGTTAATATACAGTAATATCCTGGGTAATTGTCCTTTAGGTTTCATTATTTCAATATTTTACTTAAATCAGCAGGAGAATAATTATCCCCTTTTAATAGTTTACCATCCCCCCTGTACTGAGGTTTCCCATCCTTACCTAATTTGCTTAGATTGCTCCTTTGGACTTCATCAAAACATTCTTCTATTTTATCCTGTAGACCAAATGCTAAAATAGTTCCATAAGTAACATATAGTAAATCACATAGCTCCTTAGCTACTTTTTCTATACTATCACAATCTAAAATCTCTTCAGCTACTTCTTTATATTCTTCAAATATAAGCTTTTCTCTTAGAGAAATAACACTTTCTTCAGGAATACTGACCTTATCTGCATAATATATATTAAACTTCTTGTGAAATTCCTTAACTTGGTTTATCTGTTTCAACATTATAATTATCCTTTGTAATTGTTAAATAATCAGCTTGTCCACCCATTCTATCTCCATAAATTATTTGAAATTCTGAATTACAAGCAGTGCATAATCTATCAGTACCCCAACTAGCGTAATCCTGTTTGTCTATCTTTTTATTGTATTGATAAGAAGCTCCGCAAATAGGACAATCATATTCGTGATAAAATATCATTTCCTGATACTGTATCTCCTCTCCCGTTCTATTTTTCATTTTCTAAATGTTTTATAAGTTTCTCTAAATACCAACGACATTTACGAACATCTTCTAAACCCTTCTTATGAGGATACCTATGTAAATATTTTACAATATTACCTACACATACAGCCTCTATACCTGTTTTTCCATGAGTTACAGCTTCTATACAATCTATAGCTTCTATTTTAGCTTGTTTATAATGCTGAGGTTCTATAGGATTGCTTTCCATCACTTCTTATGATTTTTAGTTGCTAAATTAACTATCTTTTCATATACATCCATTGGGATATGATAATAAATCTTACCTATCCACACAGATTTATATTCTTTTAACTCTTTCTTAGTCTGTTTCATTTTCTATATATTTATCGTAATATTTAAATACCTCCTCTAATTGTTTTTCGTCCTTTATAAAGAAACACCAATCATCTTTTGCTACTTCCTTTTCAATAACATCTATTTTAAAGGTTTTAGGTTCAAAAGGAAATGATTTAACATATTGTCTACTTCTAATCCTACTTCCATCAGGTAAGTAACCATATCCACTCCAACCATGACCTTTCTGATTTACCCAAACTATAGCATCTAAATAGTAGCATTTACCATTTCCTAGCTTAAATAGAGCACTGCATCTATTATTTTGATATAACTCCCCTTCCATACTATTTTCTGTCACATTAATCCACTCTTCCTCTATTCCCATAATAGGACAAATAGGCTTCTGTAAACATAGCTTTTGAATAGTTTGAGATATAGCACTGGCTACATATGGAGCTGAACCACCACTTTGCCCAGAATTACCAAACTTCTCACATAAAGCTAATATTTCAGGTATGAATTCTTCTACTACAGGTCTATTATTCTTCTCTGAAGACTTAACTAATATGTCTAATTCCCTTTCTGCAAATGTTTTTGTATAACTCATTATTTCCTTATTTTATCTTTTAACAATTCCCAGTCTAGCTCTTCCTCATCTGGATTAGGAGGACTATCTAATTCAGCATCATCATCTAATATCACATCCAATTCTGTCTCTATTTTCCTTCTTAATTCACTACTTTTAGTAACTATACTGTACTCTCTGCTCTTTTCTCCTTGGTTATTAACAAAGTACTCTCTTTTAGCTATAGGTAGCATTTTACTATATTCTCCCCTCTCAAATATCTCTTTTAAACCTTTATATTTAGGGTGTATGGCAAATTCTATACAAATAGCAAGTACATCTAGGTCATATTCTAAAACATATCCAGGTTCAGTAAGATATACATCTCTGAATCTATCCCACTTTTTAAAAGCGTCTAAACTTGGCGTAAAAAGCATAATAAGGTTGTTTTCATCATACTTTTCCATATATCCTCTATCTCTTAGATAAATGTCTTGGAACCCAAAAAAGAGAAAAACTTCAAAAGCACTATTCCACCTTCTTATATCTATCTTCATATATTTTGAGGGAGAAAGACATAAACTAGGCATCATGAATAAAGTAGTTCTATTATTCTTTCTATTCATCATTTGTAAATCTCTTATACTCTTTGTAATGTTCATAACAAAACCCTAAGCCCCAATGTTTTTTATTACATTTTTTACATTTATCTGTAATTATTGTTTTAACTGTATCCATTTTATTCTTTTTTCTTATTAGAAATAAATCTTCACAATCTTCATATAACCATTTTCTTATTTTAGATATTTGATAGTTACCTCCCCATCTTATAGTTACTATGCCATCGCTGTAATTTTTTAAAATCATTGTTTTATTGTTATGTAAATTACACTTTTTAATTAATATATGTTTTATACTGTCTAATAAATCAATATATCCTGTAATAGAAAACACTGGTTGATTATTAAAATTTGAAAATGTTATACATCCATCTCCATCAAACACTCCTCGTATAAAATGGCTATGAAACTCTTCTGGGATGTTTGGAAAACAGGCATGATAAGTTTTATTTCTGTCAACACCTAACTTAGCAATAGATTTAGCTAATTTAATAGAAGTTAGACTTAAACGATATTGAACTTTATGGGTAGATTTCTTTGGAATAACTTTACGTAAATTACCCAAGTAACCAATTTCCTTTGCAAGTTTCTCTAAAATATATCTATCTTCTTCCTGTAATGATATAACTAAAGATTTACCACTATTAGAGCCATCAGCCATTAAAAGTCCTAAAAAATAAGCTTTAGATGTACTGTTTATAATACTGAAGTAATCTTCATTAAAGAAGAATTTTCTAGGAGTGCGTTCTTTTATTACAATCTTATTTTGCGTTAATACCATTTTTACACTACCTTGGTTGCTACCAACAATTCTAGCTACTTCTCTCACAGATATATCTTCTTCTAAATAAAGCCTAACTATTTCGGCCCTTATTTTATCAGGTATTTTGTCATAATCTTTGAATTTTTTTATTATAACACCCCCCAATCTGAGAATTCTTAAAATAGAGGTAGGTGTACATTTATATTTTTTTGAAAGAAAAATAGAGCTTTTTCCACTTAAATATAAAGTTTTTATATCTTCCTTATATTGATTAAGTCTACTGTATCTACGAATTACATTATTAGAAGCTCTTTTCATTAAAAAAGACTAGGTTGTATAAAAATTTTATATTTGACCAATAATAATAACATCTCAGGATGGATTAAAATATCATTATTGCAAAGTATAATAACGTTTTGTTCAGCAATATATCTAGCCTCATTACCAAAATTACTCTTTAATATCTCCTTAATCTCTTGTTTATCCTTTCCATTAGGCTTCCTTGAAGCTGTTTTCTCATCATTTATATTCATACTATTTCAATGTTAAATTGTTTAGCAATTTCTAATACTTCATTTGGAATTTCATCTCCAGTTTCAAGATTTATTAATCTTATTTTACCAGCTTGTTTTGATATTATAAGTTTCATAATATCCCTCAATGCCTTATTTTCTTCAAATAATTGCTTCTCGTATTCTGTCATAAACTTCTTATTTTTATTCATTTTCTATCAATTTAACTTTATAAGTATATCCTCTCCTATCATAAAATCCTAAACTAAGATAAAACAATACAACCATATACCAAGGATGTTGTTTAGGTAATGATAGAACTCTTAAATTTTTACTACCACAGTAGGTTAAAACATCATTTCTTTTGACAAATCCATCTGCATCTTCACTTAACTTTAGTTCAAATGGCTTATTATCTAGCTCTGGTTTATTCATTATACCTCTTTTAAACCTTCTAATACTTTTATCTTTATCTCCTCCAGTAAATCTGGATTATCCTTAAGGAAGTTATCTAATTGCTTTTCTCCTACTCCTAACTTAACGTCTCCGTAGCTATAAGTATTACCTTGTTTGGTGATTAAACCTTGTTCTATAGCTAGATTAGTTATTTCATATTGAGGAACTACTCCTTTACCAAATTCTACGTAATATTCAGCAGTCAAATATGGATTTGAAAATTTATTCTTAGTTACCTTAGCTTTTACTACTATACCATGTACACCATCATTATCTTTATCTAAGGACTTAGATAGTTCTATTTTCATTGCCGTGTAATACTTTAAGCTTTCTCCACCACTCTCGACATAAGGATTACCATAGCCACCGATATTAATTCTGTACTGATTTAACAGTACCAATCCACAGTCTGACCTCAATAATTTAGCTGTAATAAGTCTAAATCCCTGACTTAACATCCTGCTTAATTTACCTATACCAGCAGTATCAGCTCCCTGAAACTCACTTTTAGGAGTTAAAGCAGCTATACTATCTACTCCTATAACTCCAAACTCATTAGTTTCTATAAGCTCTGCACAAATATTCAGCCATTCCTCACCACTTATTTCTTCAGCTTTTAACTTGCTTGCGTTAATTATATATAAATTGTTTAAATCTACCCCTATATTTCCAGCATATTTCAAATCTAATGTACCTTCTATATCTAAAAATGCACAAGGTTTACCACTCTTTTTCTGTTCTTCTCTAATTATATGTAGTAGTAAAGTAGTCTTACTTGCCTGATTCAAACCTACTATTTGAGTTATTTTACCACCTTTTGGTATACCCCCTATCCCAGTGGCTAAGTCTAAAGTTAAACTACCAGTACTAGTAACTTCTGTAACTGTATCAAAAGTATCTGCTTTAACTATACTACCCTTTCCAAACCTCTCCTCTAAAGCTTGCATTTTTTCTAAAAATTCACTGTTTTCTTCTGTTTTTGCCTGTTTCTTTGCCATTTATATCTTTATTTAGTCTACAAATATAAAGAAAAGGAGACTCTTTTACAAATCTCCTTTTCCTATACCCTTTTTATTTTTGTTAATTAATCGTTACTAAAGAATCCATCATTTTTAACTACTCCTGTACTTACGTAGCTTGTAGACCTCACTGACCTGGCTCTTGTTATATTCTTAAATACATTCTGAGTTCCAATATCAGTAGCCATATAATTCATTGAGTTTGAAGCAAATATACCAATACTATCAGCTACAGCTTTAACAGACTTCTCACTACCAGAACCTATATAATTAATAGTCCAGTTATATACAGTTTTCATTTTCTCAATAAGATTCTTTATATCTTGTTGATTGTAATTTCTTGAGTTATTCTCCTCACCATCTGTAAGTATGGATATAGTAACACTAATATCTTTATTATCTATGTTATCTCCAAGATATTCTGTCATTTGATGAATACCATGACCAATAGCATCGTATAAAGCTGTCATTCCACCAGGTCTATAATTATAGTCATTTAAAGTACCTACTTCTACGCAAGGAGTATTAAGATACGTATCTTTTATAGTTCCATAGCTACTGAATTCAATTAAAGAACAATAAGAGGGAACTTTAGTATCTTCATAAACCTTTTTAATACCACCTATAAGCTCATTAAAGCCATTCATAGTAGCTTGTTTAATACTATTCATAGAGCTACTTTTATCTAAGATAAACATATCATAGATAGCCAGGTTCTTATTTGTTGCCTTCTTTACCTTCTTTTTTACTGTAGTTTTCTTACCTTTTGAAGTAAATCTACCATTCTTATCTCTTACGTTATAATAATTTTCCATTGTTTTTATTATTTTTTAAGTGTATATTTAATCCCTTTAGATATAACCATATTTAAAGTTCTATGGTCTACTTGTCGCATTGGATGTCCTGAAGTAACTTTTAAGTCATAAACATTACTTCTACCCATCTTAGGTTCTGAGCCTACTAAATGACCTACTATAGTTCTATCAGCACCATCAGCTTTCACAAAGTCTGCTGTAAATACAGAATCTCCTACATTTTCAAGTACTTCTACCATTTCTGTACGTGAAACTTTCTTTACTTCATCAAATTGAGAAGCACTCTTCAAACTCTTTTCAATCAAATCCTTACCCCGCATAGTAAAATTATTACCAAACTGGTCTTTTACCTGAATTTCTCCAGCTCCCTCATTCTTTCCTGTAACTGTAAGATAATAAGTCCCACTTAATACTTCCCCTACTGCAATCTTTTTAAATTCTGTTGTCATTTTTTATTGTTTTAATTTGTTTACAAATATAACTAATTAGTCTTTAATTTCAAAATAGAATATGCAAGTCTACATTTCTCTTTTGCTACTTTAGAATCATTTTTCCTTTAAAAATTCCAAGCTTTCCCCGTTAGAATTTTCCATATATGTCTATAGTCTACATTATATAAACTGGCTATCTTTGAACTTTTCATTCCATTCTTACTTAATTGTTTTATTTCTTCCACTTTTATGAAGTCTAACTTCACTCTACTAGATGGGTGTTTATTTTTAAATGTATGTCTTGTATTCTCAATTTTTGTACTCCACTCCAAATTCCAGTCATTGTTATTTGTCTTGTTGCCATCAATGTGATTAACTTCTGGTTTATTCTCAGGGTTTGGAATAAATGCTTGAGCTACTAATCTGTGAACTTTGTAACTATATAATTTACCTTTATTGTTGGTTATAGTTGTTAATATATAACCATTCACTTTATCAAAACGTAATTTTCTTATTATTTCTTTGGTAATAAACCAAAAATTATGGTAATTATTAAATTTTTTACGAGGGAGAGCTTTTAATCTACCTTTATTGCTTATTTGATACAAATTTTCATATCCTTCAATATCTTTCCAGATTTCCCCCTCAATATTTTTAAGGCTTACATTTTTCCAATATTCCATAAAATAAAAAAGGTCTCAAACTCAAGTGTTTATGTAGTTATCCTGCGATAATACCTTGAGAATGAGACCAATAAGTTGTAAATAGTAAAGAATAACCACATAAACAGTACAAATATACTAAATTATTTGATATCTAGGTTGTCATAAAAGTCAATTTCTTCTATATTATGTAATTTTAGTAATTTATAAGTCTTTTTAAGTAAATCTTTAGCAACTTCTTGTCCATTATATTGGATATACGTTTCATAAATTCTTCTTACAAATTGATAGTTACTCATACCTAAAGACACAATTTTAGAAGCTTTCTTTGGCCCTAGACCCTTATTTACTTTAACATTATCGCCAGCGTCCCCTGTAAGAACCTTCAAAGCTAGATGTAAACGACTTTCATCCTCTGTCATATAAGACCATTCCTGCTTTACGTAGTTATAATGAATTCCGGGAATGCTTTTTAAGTCTTCATCTATACCACATATAATGGCTTCAAAATTAAGCTTTTTACTTATAGTATAGATTACATCATCTGCTTCTCCTATGGGTGCTTCATAAGCATAATGGTGATTAACTAGATAGTTATGCAGGTGTCCTACTATAGGTAAAGGTTCTTCTCTATTCTGCTTATATGTCTCCAGAATCTTCTTTCTAAAGTTGTTTTTACCCTTAACACACATGAAAATACCAGATATATCATAGTGCTCCTCTATAGCGTTAAGAATCTTAAATACCCATTCAGTTACTATACCCTCAGCTATTCCATACTCAGTTTCTGTATATTCAGGTTTCTTATTACCTTCTTCATCCTTACCTGTATAAGCACAAATGAAGGAAAGGCTATCTGCGTCAATAATAACAACCTTTCCCTCTTTTTGCTCTTTATTCTGAGGAGGATTAAAGCTACTTCTCTTATAATCTGACCTACTTGCCATTATGTTCTTACTATAACAATTTTAATAAAAAGGAATGCATATCTAGTTCTTTTGAACCCCGGAATGTCAAATTCATTATCTATAAAAGGTATCAAATTCCATGTTAATGGTGTTATTTCTAATCTTATTTTCATATTTTAATCATTTAAACAGTCATTTATAATTTTATTCTGTAGCCTATAGAAGTAATCCTTTTCTACCAAAGATACACTTCCATCTTCTTCTACCTGGTTATAGTAGGGAGTTTCCCTGAATTCATTCTTAAGACATACTATAATTTGTTCTGCTAATGCTTTCTTTTCCAGTTCTGTCATATTTTTCTAACATTTAATTTCTTCTATTTCTCTATCTATATCTTTAATTTTCTTCTCTATATCCTTCTTAGCCATTTGGATATACTTCTCATTTGTATCTTTAGATACTCCTTCTAATTCTATATTATACCTATGTGATAACTGTAGTACTTCAAGATTATCAGTATATCCAGACCTTAACTTAAGTAAATCAGCTACCTTTTCTGCTATTTCTTTCTTCATTCCTTATCTTTTAAAAATCCTTCAATTTTACCTGATTCAAATTGAGCCCTTACTTCAGTATGAAAATCTTCATAAACAGCTTCATCTATAAACTTCTTTACCCCTATTAATAATTCTTTAGCCCTTTTATAATTATTAATCAGAGCTATAATTTCTGGATTATCTGTATACAATATTATACTCATTTTTCTATTGTTTTTAGAAACTGTTCTACCTGTCTATTATTCTGTACATCTTTTAATAGCTCTATAGCTTTAGGATAGTAAACTTTAACTATTTTCTCTTCTAACTCCTTCTTTTCCTGTATTTTGCTCCAACTCTTAGGATAATCCATAACTTTCTAATATTTCTTTCTCGCGACTAATAATTTCGTCCTCTAGTACACTTCGATATAATGGGGATATACCTATCTGGGTTTGTAATATAGCATAAATATGGTCAATATCCAAGTCCTTTATAAGAACATACTGGGTTTCAGGTAATCTGTTACCTTCTTTATCATAATTCTTTCCCCATTCCATTACAGCTCTTCGCGTTTCATGTTTACCGTCATCGTAAACTGTTAAATCTTCATAAGGTATAGTATTTACACTTCTTCTGAAATACATATCATTACCACCATCTGTCATGTATACCTCTCCATTTTTATCTGTGTGTATCTGGAAATCATGTCTATACCTTGAGTGTAAAACTGTACCATCTGGAGTTCTTATACTATTACGTAAAACTTTTCTCATATTGCTAAATATTGTTCTAAACTTCTTGTTTTGAAATTAAACTTTCTATCCTTTCCTTTACTAGTTTTGAGTAAGGTTTTTGGCATAAAAGTCTTTGAAAATAAGTCATCATTCTTAACTACCTGACAAAATATCCCATACTTTGCCCAAAGCCATTTAATATTTAAAGTTGCTAACCTTGTCATATTGTTAAAGTCAAATGAAGGTTTTGATTCTATATAGCTGATTCCCAATTCATTACAGATAAAATAGTTATTCCACTTATATCCAAATTGGGTACAGAATTTTTTAACCCCTTTATCCTCCCAATGAATTTCAAAGTCCAAATTAAAACTGTGCCCGTGTAATATAGTCTCTGTTTTTGGTCTACTTTTAGTTTTGAGTTGTTCTACATAATTATTAACCAAACTATCACTTAATAAGTAGCTTTGACCTCTTTTGAATTCTTTTATAAACCCATTATCTTTCAATTCCTGCCAATAATGGCACATATAAATTTCTCCGGGTGAATCGCAAGGTATCTGGTTAAAATATACAGGCTCCCTAGTTTTTGGTTTATTCTTTTTTTTTGATTTCATCTTATTTTCTTTTTAATTCCCATCTGAACCCACCAGCAACTCTAAAGGGGTATTTTGGATTATAGCTATTTTGTATTTTTTTAAGGTCTATGTTTAATTCATCGCTGGCTAATCTGGCAGATTCCCATTCTTTTATAAAATTTCCGTCTAAATCTTTTTGAATCACTTTATTAGAATTTGATAATGATACTTTTTTATTATGTTCTTCAGATTTAGGTTTACCTTTAAGAGGACTGGGTAAATTTTTTCTTTTAGATGGTTTTCTTGGAAAAGTTAATTTTACACTATCTGATATTTTCTTTCTTGTTTCATCTGAATGAATTTTACCAGTCATTGGATTTATATACCCTTCTTGATATTTTCTTTTTTGTACTTCTTTTTGAAGATTTATGGTTTCTTGTGACATACCAGGATTAAGATATGGGCCTGTAGGTGCTATATTATACCCATATTCCCTATTATGTGTATTTAGCATATTCGCCCACCAATTTTCCATTGATGGTAAAAACTCTCTTTCATATTCTTCTAATATTTCAAATTCAAAATTTTTGTCACCATACTTATTAAAAGAGTTTTGAAGATATTTATTACTGTGCGAATTATTTAATAGTTGTCTTCTATGCTCATACATTCTACTAATTGCATTTGCTGAATAACCTACTATTGCCTTTTTATCTATAGCATTACTTATAATATAGATTGCTGAAACATCATTTTTAAGTCTTCTTCTACCCATAATAAATACAAAAGCCTCAAATTCAGGTGCTTACGTCATCTACTCTTGATAGATAACCCTGAAAATGAGGCTTTAAAAAGTTTGTTAATATTGTAGATGACATAAGCATTACAATTATACGTAAACTTTTTCACATTTCCAAATTCGTAAGTTTGAACTTATCACAAGGAATTCCGTTAAAATATACTGGTTCTCTTACTTTAGGTTTATTTCTATCCTTTTTACTCATATCATATTTATTTCTTTTTATAATGTATTCTACATAAACCCTTAGAGAAAGCTCTTTTACTACACTATTTACAAGCTACAAATTCTCTCTTTCTTCTATGGGCAAATGTTCTGTATCTGTCCTTCTTTTTAATTAGTTCTACTACTTCTTTTACTTTAGGTAAACCTCTTTTAACAATTATTTGTCTATGGATATCCTGGATGTAGCAAATACCCCAATCATTGAACCTTTCTTTAAATGTAGCCATTTTTACTCTTTTAGGTAATCAAATCCTTCTATTATACCTCTTACATAACCTTCAAAGTTCTTATCCCTACCATCATTAGTATTATCACTTTTAACCTTATCCTCAAGCAAAGATACATAATATTCTTCTATTTCCTGTTCTTTCTTTAACATAAGGTTATTATTTTATGTTGGATTTTGTATTTCATGTTCTTTTTCTTTCATAAATTGTTTAAATCTATTCCAGGTTTCCAAATTTTTTTTATTTTTAACAAATGATTTAGTAAATCTCATCCTCTGCCTAGCAGGTATTCTCCAATTCTTATCCCCTGTATAGGCTATTAGGTATGTAGTTATAGTTTTTCCGGTCTCTACCCCTATTTTATAGAATAGATTCTTAGCTAAAACATAACTATGTTTTCTGTTACTATGTTGTCCTTTTACATCTAATCCTGTAAATTCTTCTACAAGAGCAGCTATTTCTTTAACTTTGGCTTCATTTTGTTCTAAATTACACAGGCTTCTCTTTAAATCGTAGATTTTTACTGATAGTTTTCCTGTTTTTTTACCTTTTTGTTTTCCTTCTATCCTTCTTTTAGTATAATTAGCTATTCTTTGCTGAAGAGAATTCTTATTGCGACTATCCCACTTTCTTATCATAATAAATAATAAAAAGCTACCTGCAAAGGTATATACTCTACAGGTAGCTTGTTTGTTTAAAATTGTTAAATGTTTACTACTCTTTTTCTTAGTTTATCTGTAATATTCTCTACTTCTTTGATAGTTAAATCACTTGTAGCTTCGGATATACTAACAGTAGCAAGACTTTTAGCTTTTAGAGATTCTTCAAGTTCTTCTATACTACTATTGTGATAACTTTCATCAAAATCATGAATAAAACAGTCTGATACATGACTCCCCTCATTTTCATGTATACCTACTATAAACATTTCACTTACCCTCATTTTACCCATATCATTTTCAGGTACAGTGATTGTCTTACTAGGATTTACAAGAACTACTAAAGGTGTATCCCCATAACTACTATAATTGTAATTTACAGCAGCAGCGTGTATACCACCAGCATGACAGACATCAGCTCTCAAATCTACCTTCTCTTCTGGAATACTGTATATCTCCCCTATCTTAATTCTAATACTTTTATCATGACTAGAAGTATATATATTCTCTTCCATATCAGGGATTTTCTTGTAGAGGTCATCTAAATTACCTAAATAAGAGTTATTATTTCCACGTATGTCTATATGTTCAATAGAATATCCATTATCATTAAAAACCCGGTAATTTTTAGGACTTTTCTTCCAACTCTTAACTTTTAACCAGTTTTTACTAACAAATTCTATTAGTTCCTGATTCTCGTTTAAAGATACACATCTACGATAGAGAACTAAATTACCTAAAGAAGTTATTCTTACATCGTTCTTTTTAACAAACTTAAGTAACTGTTCCCTACTTTGTTCCAGAGGATTTAACATTAATTTCAAAGCAAACATTTTTAAAGACTTAAATTCATTATCAGAATTCCAATTCCATTCCTTAGATAAAATCTCCAGAAAAGCCCCTACAATAATATTAGGAATAGCTATATTCTTAATTCCAGTAAAGTATAGCCTATCACCTACTACTTCAAAATCTGATAAATTTTCAAATAATCCAAGATATCCAGGAACAATCTTATCTTCTTCATAAGATATTGTTTCTTTTATAGGTTCTATAGGTTTTAAGAGCTTAATAATCAAATCTCTGTCACTAGCTACCTTAATTCTTTCTGCAATGTCTGGCTCTACATTACCAGAAAGTATTTCATCATCTTTAAGAATAATTGTGATACTTTTAGTCCCTGGATTATAAATCATCTTTTGGATAATCTTATCATCCTTTAATCTATCTTCTAACTCTTTATTTTTCTTTTCTAATTCTTCTACTTTACCCCAGTTCAGAGCATTGAGTATTTTTCCAAATATTTTCATTTTATGTCTTTTTAACTAGTTCGTAATCTTCAAACTTTCCAGCATATAATTTCTTAAACAGTAACATCTGAGCTATTACTCTATTATAACTCTTCTTTTCTTCTTCATTCCATCCATTAGGTTTTTGCAAAGTTACTAAAAAATCAAAGGTTTCCAGCTCCTTTTTCACTTTCTTATAAATAGGATAGATTTCCATATCATAATACTCACCTTCTTTAGCTAACTCCTCTATGGCTGTGACTACTCTTTCATCAGCAGTGTATGAATAACCATTCTTTCTCCTATATTCTTGCAGTACTTCCAGGTCTTTATCTAAAGTTTTTATACAATCTTTAATGATGTCTCTTTTACTATACAGTACATCATGGTAAGTATCTTCTAAATCTTTAATTAACCAAGTGGTAGCTATTCTCCTAAAAGGCTTTGATTTTTCACTAATAAATTGTTTCATACTTTTAAAATTATGTAATTTTGGTATTCTTGTAAACTCCCTTGCTCCTATTAAACATACTTTAATATTACTTTTAACTGTGATTTTAGCTAATTCCTTGGCCTCATTTATATCATATTGTCCAGTAAAATAGACAAATAAGCTCGATTGTCTTCCTAAATCTTCTAACTTAAAAGTCTTCTTTTCAAACACAATCTTATTACCTAAACCCTCTCTACCTACAGATAAAGTAACTTCATCCTTTTGCTTGTTTAAGACTTTATAATTATTGTCTCCAGGAGTTCTATTTAGAGCTTGTAATCTCTTTTTTTCTTCTACAAATTCTGCAAACTCCTTTGTATTTTTTACTTTAGTTTCATCTATAAGTAGTCCAATTAATTCTGATTCTATCTTTTGAAACTCTTTTATTCTATCTCTCCATGTATCCTTTGGATATAAGGATAATTCAAGTATGTGAACATAGGAGTTGTATATCTGATTTTTCCCCTTAAGCGTTCTTTTATTTGATAAAGTGCAGAAAATTACATCTCTACCATACTTCTTAATAAGAAATTCTTTTATGTTACCTTTTGGTGCCCCATCAGTAAGTACAGCTTTACCCTTTTCAAATAATACCCAATTTGAGAGTTCTTTGTAAATTCTCTTGGTTTTGTATGTGCCATACTTATCATAGTAAGAAACTATCTCATATTCAAATAAGAAAGACTTTAACTTCTCCTTATAATACTTACCATCCTGAAACTTAAGACCTTGAACTATAGGCTCTTTTACACTTAAAGAGCTATATTCCAGTAAGCTATTGATTTTTAGGTCATGTTCTCCAATCTTAACTCTTTTTTCATGATTATTAAGAAAAGGATATGCATCTACAAATGTAGTATAACTTCCAACAGTACTATTATACTTATTTACAAACCAATCAGCTACTAGTTTAATCTTAGCTTTAACAGTCTTTATAGTACTCTCATTCCATATTAAAGATTCCCTACTTGGAGTTGGACATAAACCTTCAGAAAGACTAAATCTTAAAGCAATTGGGATATGTATATTCTGTATACCTAACTTCTCAAAATCTATCTTATAGTATACATCTTTTAAGCATAAATGAAGAAGATGGTTGCTATTATTATCAGAATGTTGCCAATTCTCACTTCTTATAATATTATTCTCCTGTAAAACTCCATCTATATAAAGAGTTACAGTATCATAATAAGCTAGTTTCTGTATGGCTTTATTTTGAAAATTACCCTCCTCACTCCATCCATTTAATCCTATTTCACATATAACTCCATTCTCCAGACTTGTATTTTTTTCAGAAATAAGGTCGTATTCCATAAATTCCTCACCTTGATAAGCTAGAAATACACACTCCTTCCCATCCTTTCTACAAGTAAAAGTGGCACTTCTTTCTAAAGCCATAAATGACTTCATTCCGAGACCAAAACTACCGATATAATCATTAGAGCCTGTCTTTGTAGAAGTTAGGTAAGACATACAGATATTTTCAAAATCCTCTCTACTTAATCCTATACCCTTATCTTCTACTGAAAATTTATTATCCTCTATTTTAACAATTACAGGATTTTCTAGAGGGTCTTTACCAGCCTGAACCATTGAATCTACAGCATTATTAACCCATTCTACAATTACCGCACTTACTGGGTCACTATATAAACCTTTAGTTAGCAAATATTGCAACTTAGCCATTTCTGCCTGATTAATAGTAGCTTTCTTACTTGTTTCAAATCCTATTTTCTCTACATCATTTTGTTCTTTAGCTATTATCATTTCATGAATCTATTTTGTTTAATACTAATTCTTCTATTTCTTTTGTCCAATCTTTGCTAGTACTAACCCAATCCAAAAGGTCATATAAATCTCCAGATACAAGATATATATCTTCAATCTCTATATATCTGTTCATTATACCTACATTAGGTTCTGCTCTATTAAGTACATAATCTACTTCTACCAACAGACCTTTTTCTATTTCTATTGTTGTTTTCACTTCAATTGTTTTAATAGTTCTTCTAATCCATTCTTTTTACCCGTTAATTCACAAAGCTCATATTCTGTAACTCCTTGAAAATCAATACTATCTATCATTTCCTGTATTTTCTTCTTAAATTCTATCTTCTGTAGTTCCAGACTATAGGCAGCAGTATTATACATTACAATATCAAATTGTAGCTTTCCTGTTTGAAACTTGTTCTTTTCAAGGTATTCAGTAGCATTGTATTCTTTCTTTTTGTTTTCTATCATATTTTTTCTATGATTATTTGTCTTTTATGGTTGTAAATATATTTAATGCTATTAGCCGTCATTAAGAAATGTCCTAATTCCTCACACCAAATATCTACAACAGTTCCATCCTCCCCAATAAATTTCAACCCTCCGTAACTATTTATTTCACAGTCAAAATCTACAGAAAGTTGTTTTGTAACGATTTGAAATAGTTCCCTATCTGGCACTATAATATCATAATCAGTTACATTCTTAGATTCCAATATTTGACTAATACTAGTACCAACTAACCATCCTTCTGATGTAATTAGTATTGATTTAATTAATTCTGGTAATTTCCTATAAAAGTTCTTTTTTTCCATCACTTTGTTATTTCATTATTTTATTTTCAAAATCATCAAGAATAGCAATTTCTATTTCATCTACGTTAGGTGGTATGTCTATTAACCAATCTATACTATTATGGTTATGTAGTCCATCCCAAACTCTTTCTACTTTATAAGTATATTCCCTGTTATCCAGTTCCAATACCCCATCATATAGTTCTTCCAGGTAACTTGACTGATTTTGTGTTTCAAATTTCATAGTTTTTATCTTTTATTGATTTTAAGAATTCATCAGCTTTTTTTAGTATTTTATTCAAGTTATAAGACATCTCTCTTATCAGTTTCTTTCCTAGATTCTAAATCTATCATTTTGTAGAACTTATGATAGGTTTCTTTAGCAACCTTTTTCTTTTCCTTCCCCCAACCTTGATTTTCATCACTCTCACTTTGAGTAGTAGGAATGTTACCTTTCCAACAATCTGTATGAATAGCAGCTATACCATCCTCATCTCTACCATTGAACTTCAAATCTACTATATTCTCCCATTCATTTGTCCATTCCTCATCAAATACTTCTCCATAACTATTATAATTTCCTTGCATTTCTTCTAAAACTTCACCTTTTTGTAAGAGAAAAAGTTTAACTCCCTCTCCTGTAAATGAACTACTATTGATAGGTTTATTACATTCTTTACATAAATAACTAAAGCATCCCATAATTTCTTTGTTTTTTTAATTGTTTCATAATTCCTGCAACAAATCTAGTTGTTGCAGCTTATCTGCAAAATTCTAAAAAGGAATTGTACTGTTAAATGGTAACCAGTTTACCTGTGAATTTATACCATTATTGTCTTTTAGGAGCTTATTAGCTTTAGAGAATACATTATTATGGTCAAATTCCCTTTGAGCATAAGAAGCTGCTACAGGATGTTCACATTCAAGCGCATAATGTATAAAAGGGGTAATATACCTCTTATGAAATTGAGCTTGTTTACCCATAAATATGAAGATTAAACCATTCTGTAAGGAAAATATCCTTTCAAATACCATCTTCCAGAAAGGTTTCCACCTGTCAAAATGAGCACCAGCTTTACCTACGGGACATGTTAGAGCTGAATTAGCTAACATGACTCCCTGGTCTACAAGATATTGTAAAGACAGATTACCCTTATCATACAGGATATGCTCCCCATAACAATCATCCTTAAATCCCTCATATAACTTTTCTAAAGTAGGGCTAACTCTCCCATAATCTAAGCAGTCCATCGCTAAACCATTAGCTACCAGCTTACCCTGCTTAGTCATTTGAGAGTATGGGTCTTGAGCAAAAAGAACTACTTTTAAGCTATTTAAGTCTATTTGAAAGCATTTGAAGATATTACTTATCTTAGGTGTAATCTTTATACCCCTGGCATGTTCTGCAAGTAAATAGTCAAATAGTTCAGTAATCTCACTACTCTCCATTATATCCTTCATAAATCTATGCCAGCTTTCATGGAACAATCCCTTATACTTATTATCCCATGTGAACTTATTTTCTGTCTTTATATTCATTCTTCTATATTTTCATAATAATCTATTATTTTCTTTAATTCTTCAAACTTAGGTCTTCTTGGAGCTGCTCTACTATCTAATATCCACATATCATCTGTTCTTCCCCTGGATTTATACCAAGTAACCCATAGGCACATTCCTATACTCCTATCATCTAATTCTATATTATCTATGTTTATAGTTACATATTTTTGGTCATCGCAGTATTGATAATGAAGTCTTTTATCTGTACCCTCCATTGCTAATTCACATAATTCTCTTATCTGATTTATGATACCACAATTCCAATTTTCATCACTAAACTCTTCAGAATCCTGAAATGGACATCTAATATCACTCCCAGACCAATTTTTACTTATTCCACATCTTTTACATTCTTTCATAGCTTTATTTTTCTATATTTGTATAATGTGCTTCAGTACTTTCATGAATTTCACAAACACTGGCAGAATAAACACTTGAATCCTCCATCATTTCAGCAAATCTCTTCATAGCTTGCTCTTTGGGTGATAATGTTCCACTATGTTCAGTAAAGACTTCATAATAATCTATTTTTTCCTTGGAAATAGAATTAGTCATAGTACAAACTACTAACCATCCATTTTCTTGTTTCTTTTTACTCATATTTCTTTATTTTTCATCCCAAAAAGGAGAATCCCAACCATTAGCATCAGTTAAACCTTGGCAATAAGCTTCCAGTTCTCCATTACTAATAAACTCTATTATATCATAATCATGACCTTCTACTAATTTTAGCTTTTTACTTTTCTCAAATAACTTCTCAAATCCCTCTTCTTCAGCTATTTCAGCAGCTTTTCTACTAAAAGCTACATATAAGATATGTTTTTTCTTCTTTTTACTCATATTTTATCTTTTACCCTTTCAAAATAATACTTCTTATCTGTTTTATAGGACTTAATTCCATGCTTTTTACCTATAGCAGAACCTCTAACCCTACCAAATATATGTTGATTTATTGAACCTGGGTTACGAATAAATAAACTTCTGGCAGCTTTAGTTATACTAGGAAACTCACCTACATAATTCATATCAGGTAATTCCCAGGCTCTTATTGGTATTTCATTATCTAATACATTTTCTAAATTCATAGTAATTTTTTCTTTTTTAAAGCTTTTTTAATACAATTATCCACTGTTTTAAGACCAAATTCCTTAGATAATTCAGCAAAATCATTTATTCCCCATTTAAGCAGGTACTTTTCTGTATTAATCCATTGAAAACCAGTAGATTGTGTTATTATCTGAGATTGAGTAGTGCCCTGGGTATCAGCACCAAAGTTGATGAAAACATTATTAGCTATATTTCTAACTTTGTCTATATTACTAGACAGAAATACTTTTGCATCTTCTGATTGTACAGCTATAGCATCATATCCTAATTTCATAAAGGTTAAACAATCCTTTACAGACTTACATACAAACATGTTTTCTACCTTTCTATTCTTGTATAGATGATAATACCATAGATAACTTCCATCTAAATTATTCCTCCATTTATCTTCTTTTTTAACATTCTCACCTATTTTAAGGAGTTTGTATTTATCTACATCAGGAGCATAATATGCAAAAACTGCCTCATTTTGACCAATTTTAACAATTTTCTTATTATATGCCAGCTTTTCTACCTGAAATACGTCCTTTCCTCTTAAAAATCCTTCATCAAAGTTATAAGCTTTCCAGTACTCTATTCCAAGTTTATTAAAGTGTTCCATCTCCTGAACTTCTATGAACAGGCTCTTTTTTGCTGTTTTAAGCCCTTTCTGGACACTTTTAGGTCTTTCTGGTATATTACCTTCACTTAAGCCTAAACTTCCTTTAATGTGCTCTAATGCAGTCTTAAAATCCAGATTATACCTTTTCTGAATAAAGGATATGGCATTTCCACTATCTCCTGAAGCCCAATCTTTCCACAAATACAAGGAATTATGCTGAAAGATACTGAATGCAGGATTAGCTTTATCTTCTCTTAATGGACTTAAAATCTTCTTAGTAGGTAAACTTCCAAGCTCAGATTCATATATCAAACGACCTCCATCTGTAAGAAAATATATATCATCTACAGTAAATTGTTTGAACTTTTTTGAACGTGTCATATTTCATTTAATTAAATATAGAGTAAATCATTGGTCTAAATTCAATTCCTCTTTGTTCATCTTTCCCATCCCAACCACATTCTTCACAATAAGCCCTGCTGTCTACACAATAACTACAAGGAGGATGACCATTAGGACATTGACAACCTCTGTCATCCTCATATTCATCTATTATTCCCTGACATCCATATCTCCCACATAATTCTCCTTTAAAATATCCTCCTTCTATCATATTTTTCTTATTTTATTATCTATATAATTACCAATGATAACTAAAATATAAATGATTATACAAAACCAAATTATGGGAGCTCCAAATGTACCTAGTATGCTATAAAGTGTAAAAGGTTGTTCTTTTCTAACTATAAATCCAAAAGATAATCCAGTTATTATAGCAAAGATGAGATAAATAATTCCTTCTATTTTCATATATCTAAGTTTTTCTTCTTCTTTCTGAATTATAACTATATTCACCATCCTTTTTCCAAGGATATGCATTTTTAGCCCCTTCTATTGTTCCATCATGAAATTCCTCATATTTAGTAAACCATAGATACCATTCCCACTCACTATCTGAGCCATGTATTATTCTTATTTCAAACCATAGCCATTCTATTACTAAACTTGGAAGCAATTCTACTCTAGGTGTACTATATTTATCTTTCCATATTAAGTTAGTATTTAGTTTTATATATGGTATAAATTTCCATACGATAGGTTTATAGCAGTTAAAATAAAAATGTAATGGGGGCGTTTTAACTTTCTTTATCATATTTAAGTTTTTAAAATATTTACATTACGTTTGATGTAATAAACAAAAACAGTACTATTTGTTCATTTAAACAAACATTAAAAATAAAAAAAATCCCCACCTAACTTAATAGATGGGGATTTATTTACCGGATTGTCAAGCCCTATTTTACAAAATCATCTTCAGATTCACTATCTACAGCTACTTCTTCCTGTTCAGTTGATTCTGTAGTATCTTTAGGACGATTAAAGTAAAACTTTAAGTAGTCTTCCAGTTCATCATTAAGCTTTTCTAAAGCATCAATATTTTCAGGAGATATTACTTCACCTATAGTAAATGTAGGGACTGAAAAACGCACTTTTCCATTTCGGCGGAGCTTATAAGAATCAACATTTATCATATTAGATAATAGTTTACCCTTATTATACTTGGTAAATCCAAACCAACCATCCTGTTTATCATCTTCTGTCATATTTTCAGGGTCTGCTCCACCTGTTAATACTGAAGATTTAGCTTGAATATTCATCATTTCCCATCCATTTTCACCATTTACAGCGATATAGATGCTTTTGCAATAGCTTGCTCCAGCTTCCTTAAGAATAGCTTTATTATTCTTATATTCCTTTAGAGAAAATTCAGCAATAATACCATCCTTATCCCTAACTGTTAATATTTGTTCTGGTTTTCTCACTTCGTTACTCCAGATTCCACATTGTTTTGCCTTTGAAAAACCCTTTATTGTCACTAATTCGTCTGAAATTAGTGCAAATTTAAAAGGTAGTTCAATATTAACTTTTTCACCCTTTTCTCCTAAATCTTTGTCATAATATTGCCAAACTCCATTCACAATTTTCCCGTCTTCATCTTCTAATGTTGACCATTTTAGGAATTTTGTACAAGGCGATTCTACTACTTTTGTTTTTCTATTCATTTTGTTCTATTTTAATTATTTAACTTGTTTCCAAAGTTGATTACTCCTAACATAATATATTAGGGATTTTTTAACACCAAACATATCCATAAGTTCTTTTACTGATTTATTAGAATTTCTTATATAATCAGCACTTTCTTCATTTAACTTATTCATTCTTCTATTTCTAACCTGTAAATTTTTAGGTATCCATTTGCAATTTTCGAGACAATAATCTTTATTATTATCTATTCTTTCCAAAGATAATCCTTTTTTATAACTAGGAAACATATCTTCATAAAAATTCTCAAATTTTAACCATCTTTCACATACTTTTATGCCTCTACCTCCCCAATCCTTATACTGAGAAATATTTTTATTATAGCACCTAGTTTTCATATTTCTCCATAACTTGTAGATTGGAGTTTTACTAAGTTCATGGGTTTTATTATTACCTTCTTTATTTAGACATCCGCAAGATTTAGTATGTCCAGAGTGTAGATGATTTGTATTTGTTTCTATTATATTTCCACACTCACACTGACATTTCCACCAAGATTTCATTTTTCTAGCTCCTAGATATTCAAAAACTGTTAATCTACCAAACTTTTGGCCTGTTAAGTCTTTGAAATTTGAAGCTTTTTTACTCATACTTTTATTTAATTTATTTGTTTACTTTCTTAAAATTGTTTTTCTATTACTTGTGCTATTTGTTTAAATGAAAAGTTTAAAGTATCATTTAAATCTATAAGATTATGAGCATATTTACTTTTTCTTTCAATACGCTTAGGCAATCTACCACTTTCTGTTTCCATTCCAGCCCATTTCATAACTTTTTCAGGTAATATTGAACCTGTACCTAAATAACTATTATATAAATTCCATTTACAACCCTTTTGCTTAACTGTTTTTCTATGTAATTCACACAGGACTCCCAAGCAGCAATAACCTTTTTCATCTTTTAATTGACCTTTTGTCTGTTTATATTCTCCACTTCTAAGTGCTTTTAACCATTTTTCTTTTACTTTTGGTTTCATTTCTTTTAATTTTTTTTCGATTTACAATAATACTACTTTCTTTACTAATTACCTAATACTTAATTGTTAATTTTTAAAAAGGTACTTTTTCTGTTATAAATTTAGTTTTGTCATTTTCCTTCTTAGGAAGTATTTACCTGTTAGGACATCCTTATAATCCTAATTTGTAAGATACCTCTGGGTGGATATACTCTTTAATTAAATTTCTAAACTTATCAGCATCTTTTTTAGGAATATACATTCCTCCATCTTTCCAGATTGTCATATTTAAATCAAATTTGTTCTTCATTTTTGATTTTATTAACAACCTTTCTACATTGTAAAAACTTTGGGTACACAATCCAAAACCACCACTACCCTTATGATAATACCCATCATCCATGAACCAGATAGCTAATCCTAATGAGTTTAATTCATCTAAATATTTTTCAGAAACTCGTTTTGTTCTAGAATTCTTATAAAATTCTTCATAAAACTCATTTAAATGAAAGTTTACAGATAATCTAACAGCACAAGAATAGTATATTGTATTACTCCTTTTATCATTTTCTGTCCTTAAAGTTACTTTACTATTTAAAGAGGATAATTCTTCAGCTTTCCATCTACAATATTGTTCTTGTTTAAGAGAATGGGTAAATCCGTATTCACAATTTCTTTCTTTTCCCATATAACTATCTCCTAATAATCCTCCAATAAGTATCTGTCTTTGTCTATTCGTAGGTTTTGGGCCATTATTAGAAGGTAGATTTCTATCTAACCCTAAATTAAGTCTTATTTCACCAATCCATCTACTATTTATACCAAAGTGTTTTGCTATTTCCCTATCATTTAATCCTTCAGAATGAAGTTCTATTAATTTTCCCTTATCTACTTTAGAACTATACTTAAATATCTTTGGTAAACCAAGTCTCAATCTGATATTTCTGGCAGAAACATGATTTATTTCTAGTTCTCTGCCAATTTGACTATCATTTAGACCTTTTGTGTAAAATTCTACGAACTTATCATCTAAAGTATCTCTAATCCACTTTCCATTATTACTCATTCTTCAAATATAGCAAAAATAAATTAAAAAGGAACTTTTTCTACAATAAATTTATCAAAGTCAAATAAAGGTTCCCCTTTGACATTAGTATATCTATTGGCCTTCCTATCAAACGCCATTGTCATTCTTTGTGGAACTCCTACTAATTTCTGTTTCTTAATCTTTTGGGAACTAAATTGGACTTCTGTATCAAATTTATCCTTAGCGTAGTGAGGTCTCCAGACACTAAGTACATTATCACAACCATCTGACCATGAGCCTCCACCCTTAATCCTATACATACTAGGTTCTGGATACTTTTTTGTATCTGAATCCAGTATAGGAGTGGTTTGGTGCATAACTAAGTGCAATGAAGTATTAGTTTGTCTACAAAAGTCTACACTTATAGAACCTATATATGCTGCATATATATCATCCCTTTCACTAAAATTCTTAGGTCTTGAAAACTTTAATAATGGGTCTATAATACAGGCATCTATTTTCTGTTCCTTACATATCTTTCCAAATTCAGCTAATACTCCTTTTATTGTATTGTGAGGCGGTTCCAGATATAAAAATAGAAAATTATCCTTAATTAAGTCAAAACACTGTCTATACTTCTTTTCACTAACTACTCTTTCACCATAATCCTTATCGGTAGTCTGCCCTGCTAAAGTGTGTATTAAATCATCATAAAACTCTTCAGGTGGAAAATCTTCAGGACTACAGAATATAAATCTCCAATCTTCATTTAAAGCCTTAGCTAAACATAACTGCTTGAGAAACAAGCTATTATGAGTAGGAATGTAATGTTCTGTACATAGATACATGTGATTAGGGCTATCTACTTCTATACATTTTACAGGTCTGCTAGTAACAGGTTCAATAGATTTAATCAGACGACAATTATTTTTAGGTTTTCTAGCAGCTTGTTGTTTGTTGTTTTTTCTTGATAGTCTAAAAACATTCAATTCTGTTTTGAATCTTAATCTATATCTTTGAGATATATATTTACCATTTAGTGTAGCTTCGTCTTCTGTAAAATAAACCTTTATACCTAAACTTGTCATTAACCTATAAACTTCTTGATAGAGATACCAATTTACAGTAGTAAATTCACATCTACCTAAGTCATCGGTATAACCATCTGTATCCATTAATCCCTGTAATAGAGCTAATCTATCATCAATAGATGATTCTAAATATTCAATAGGTATTCCTTTATGCTTTAAAACTCCTAGAATATCTAACTCTTTTTTGAACTTTAAAATACCATAAGCATACTTACTTGAATGTTTAGTAACTGTATATCCTCTTTCCTCAAAATAATCTAGTATTTCTGGGTCTGCACTTGTTATTTGACCAGCATTAGTAGTTCCATCCCCTAACCAAATACCTAATAAATAAGGGTCTATCAATAAATCCTTTTTCATATACTCTACAGGCTTACAAGTGTCTATAGAATAATTTAATTTATCACCAACTTTTAAGTTACTAATTAAATCAATTGTCTTTAGAGTTTCCGATTTTAAACATTTATTACGTTGGTCATTTCCTCTTTTTTTTGTTTCATGTCTTCTAGATTGTCTTTGTTTACTTGCTCTTACTTGTGAACTATCTACCGTCCATTGATGATTTTCATCTGCTACTACCCATGAACCATCACTAAATGTTATTTTATAACAATTTCTGTTATATAAAATATCAGTAGTATTAGTTATCTTACATACTTTTCCATTTTCATCAAAAACTTCATCTCCTACTTTTAAATCTCTCATAAATATAAATCCTTTTGGAGTTGGAATGTAGGTTTCTATGTCCAGAGCTTTTCCTTCATTACTAAAACCTGTCCATATGTTAAATTCCTGCTTTCTCCACTTCCAGCAATTATCTATTTGGCTATTGTATGTTGTAGTTCCTTTGACCTTTCCTGTCCTGAGACCTTTTAACATGTCTTCGTAACAGTCTTCAGGTTTAAATAAGTAGCTGTTTTTGTCTGGTAATCTTTTACTTGCTAAATCCATTTAAAATAAGTCTTTTATGTCTTCTGGTTCCGTTTTAACCTCTTTTGTATCTTTTTCTTCATAATTATCATAATCAGTAGCTAATTGACTTAAACCTGACTTTTCTATATAATAACCAAGTAAAGTACAATATTTCCAATCCTGTTTATGACACTGTTCTACATACCTTATCAAACACAAAGATAGCTTTTCCCAGTCATCTAACTTATACTTCTTAACTACTTTTGATAATTTAGTAGTAAAGTCAGCAACATTCGGAAGGTAGGAGTATTTCCCCTGGAGAACCTTCTGTTTCTTACTAGTCAATTCCACTAGTTTATCCTGTAGCTTCTTATGTAATTCGCTATATCTATCTGTTTTCTCCTTTACCAGAGTATCTCCTAATATCTCTTTTAGTAACAGCTTACTTCTTGGTGTGAGCTCCCAGGTTCCACTATAGAGGTATCCCTTCATACTTAGAGCCACAGAATCACATAATAGAATTGAACTATCTTCTCCTATAGANNTTTATCTTTTCTACATTTAATACTATTTCACTCATTCTTTAATCTTTTTCCACTGATTTAGTTTGTATTTATCATCTATATCTATACTTTTCTTCATGTAATCCTGGTATTTTTCAGATACCCAGGAACCTATAATATAAAACATATTTCCCATTCCATAATAATACCAGAATTGTATATTTCCTATTAGCTTTCTCATTTTGCTTCTATTTCTTCAATAATTTCATATTCATACACTGAGTTCCTGGTTCTAAACTTAAAATCAGTTATCATTTCTTCAATAGTAGATGTATAGAAATATCTACCATTGTCCTGTTGAACTTCCATATATCCACCTACCATAGGTGAAGATAACATTATACCTGTATATTCATTACCTATAGGTATATTATTCTTTACACTAGCATTTTCTAATTCTTCTGCCTTTCTTAATTTAACCTTTTTCAGTACTATTTTCATTTCTTTCCAATTGTTTTAAGTTTTCTTCTAATTCTGCTTTTAAAGGGTTTAGGATATCTCTATATAGCAGCTTAGGGCTATCCTGAGTCATATATATCTCTGTAGCTCCTCTATATTCTAAACTATTTATAAGTTCTATCTTAGCCTTTATTTTCTCTTTTTCAATTTCTTTGCCCATTCTTCTAATTTATACCTTACCTGATAATATAGTGATATTAGTAGTATCATCTTATTGATTTATCTTCTGAGTCAATAGTTAAAGTCCAAAATAACCACCCCATACCAATAGACATCCATCCAGGTTGTATTATAAAGCTTATATGAGGCAGTATGTCAAAAGCATACATATATTCATCATCACCGTCCATTTTCCTTCTAAACCAGTTATCAAAGTTTATTTTCATTTTTCTAATGTTTTAAGATAATCTTCATATTTTTCATAAACAACCTCCCAATCATCTTGAAATATATTAGGATGTTTTATAAATTTTTCTTCTCTAGCAGCATTAAATATATCCTCTCCTGAAAATCCAGTAGATAATAAATTAACTAAAGTAAGTCTTTCTCCTTCAATATGAGCAGAATTGTAGCTGTCTTTATTGTCATTTTCTTCCTGAATTTCATCTATTCTTTTTATTCTATCTTCAAAGTCTTTTCTCCTGAAGCATATTATATCATTGTTTTCCATAGCTTTAAAATATATACCTTATAGGTATGTTTAATTTACTTTTAAGTAATTCTCTAAACTGTTCAATATAACCAGCTTTTAGTTGCCA